GCGGGCGCGGATTAACGTTGCCTTTCCATCGGCATAAACGATTGGCCTAACGGCGTCAGCAAAGCGCAGAAGTGCTTTGTCGTTGTCGCTCTTTTCAAGCGGCACTGCATAGGAATGGAACAACGCATCACACGCTGCGATCAGTCTCGCATTTTCCTCGCGGAGGGAGGTGTTGGCGGCTCGCAATTGATCTATTTCAAACCGGCCAAAATCAGTCGCAGCGGTTTGCGTCATATCTCTCACTCCTTCATGTTTCGGATTGCGGCGGCGATTTTGATAGGCCCTTCGCCCCACAGAGCTATCTTCGCGCACCGCTCTTTCGTCTCGGCGGCGATGCGGGCGCGGTCAAAAATCCGTTCGGTCTTTTCGTTCTGCAATTCGACGGCTGATCGCCGGTAACCCTCGGCAACTTCCGCCAGCCGCGCGTTTTCCTCGCGGAGGGTGGCGATGGTGGCGTTCATTTCGGTGACAATGGCATCAAGCCTTTTGTCGGCCTCGGTCGGAACTAACGTCATACCCCTCACTCCCCCATCGCGCGAATTGCGGCGGCGAGACTTTCCGCTTCCTCAAACCGCTCTTGACAGAGACAGTCTTGCCCACGAGCCGCTAGGCTGCACTCACCAACGCCCGTTTCTGGATCAGTCATGCCCATGTGGTCACAGTTTGAAAAAGCGTAAGCGGCGCGACGATCCAACACCTTCGCGCACCGCTCTTTCGTTTCGGCGGCGATGCGGGCAATGCGCGCGAGAGCTTCATCGCGTTCGGTGATTAGCTTCGTTCGTTCGGAAAGCTCCTCACGCCAGCCGGGCACGAACATATCCAGTTCAGTGCAACCAAAACCTCCACGGCAGTTGCGGCCTTCAAGGTCGATCAACGCATCTTGTCTGCCGTATTTCTTGCTGTAGGCGTCATATGCGCGAAGGTGCATTTCCCACGGGATGCCGGGAGAGTAGCCTTGCACAGGCGCGCGCTTGTCGTTGATCTTCACCAACTCCCCCGCCAGCCTGTCACGTTCGGCGCTGAGCGCGGTCAGTTCCTCGTAAACGACCTCTTGCCCGGTGCGAAAATTGTCGCGGCTTTCCGTCAGTTCCTCCACCCGCTCCAACAGCCAAAACAAATCGGCTCTCTCTTGCGATGCTTTCGGCGTCGCCGCCTCAAGCCGGGCGCGGATTTCTTCGATGCGATCTTTGCTCATGGCTGACACTCACAGGTCCAGTTAGTCGAACCGTCGATGCTCTGACATTGATTCGGAACCCAACAACGATAGGCGCTCGTCAGGTCTTTCGCGCACATGAACATCGTCGTCGTCCCAGGTATAGTGACGAGCGCTCGATCCTTCGGACAAATGGGAAGTACGAGGTTCGTCGCGATGCCTTGCGAAGTGCTGTTGGGCGACAAAACTACGCCCTGCCCCAACGCCGCCCCGGAGAGCAGCAAGCCGAGGGCCATGGCTCCGGCGCGGATTTTTTCTTTTCTCGCCATCGTCGTCTCCTAAAAGTCCCCGGCTATGCAGATCGTCTTCGTCGCCATCACGCGCCTCCTGTTGCTGGCTCATTTCTTCACGCAGACAGAAAATGAGTCTTCTCCAATTTTCTCGGCGATCGCCGCGCGGGCAGCTTCGCAATCTTCTCTCAGTATGAAGTCCACTGACCCGATTGCGTTTCCGTTCGAGCCGGTCCCCGCGCCCCAACCATGAATGATGATTATCAAGACCCAATATGTGTTCATGGTCCCTTTTCCTCTCTCAAGACGAGTATCAGCGCCCAAATTACGAAGACGAAACCGCCGACGATTAGGACTTTACGCGTGAAATCGTCCTCCCGCGCCGCGCCGATCCAAAGGCCTAACGCGAACAGCCGATACGTCGTCGCGGTTTCGTAGCGCGGGAGTGGTTTCATTTTATTTTTCGCCTACGAAATGATGAGCGGCTTCAGTTTCGTCAAGCGTCAATAGGAGAAACATTTCATACCAAATGTCAAGCCCCAACGCCACGGCCAACGCATGTTCTGCTCTCGCGCCAGGGCTTTTTTCCCAGCCGGCAAGCATGAAAATCGCCTGAGCTTCACCGCATATCCAAGATAAGTCGATTTGGAGGTTCGCTCTATAGGATCCTTGGTCGTGCTCCGCCGGGTTGAAGACAAAATGTCCCCACCGGCGGAGCTTTTCTGCTGCTTGGTGGAACGCGGGAAAATTCAAATCAGGCAAACCGCCCATCGGACCGGCGATGTAGATCTTTTGCGGGGCCATCTCAATTCCTCCTAGCGATCGCTGCATGGTCTGCGCAATAACGCGATTTTCCGTCGGAAGGAGCTCCGCAGAATTTGTGTTCTTTCGCGTGGAAAGGGCTGACAGGAAAACGGCAGGCCTTATCGGGAAGGCTGGCGAAATCGACGCCGCCGTCGAAGGAGACCTCGTCGACAGCGATCGCTAGCTTCGCAGCGCGCTTGATCGGGACATTGCGTTCTTTCGCTTTATGGAACCGCAGGCCGAGTCGGTGGCTCCGGCCCACAAGAGCGTTCCTGGACAAGCTGGAGTGTCCTTTTTCATAAAAAAGGACAAGAGCCTCGGCGGCCGACTTGCCGTCCTCGACGACTTTCCTTAAAAAGGCGTCCATTTCGGCTGTCCAGAAGAATTTATCTAATCGAAGTCCCATGCGGTGGCTCCGTCCTAAGATAGAATACCGCGTGATGTTTTGATAGCCCATTTTATTGAAAATGGAAGCGATTTCTTGGGCGGTTTTTTTCCCGACCGCGAGGTTCCGAAGTATAGTGTCCATTTCCCGTGTCCAGCGAAATTGAAGAAGCTCGCTAGGATCTAACCTTTTCGTCATTTGGATTTCCTTAGACCGAAGGCGAACATATCCTGTCCGCCCTCATTTTGTAAACCCTTTAGCCTTTCGGAGAGGCAGGAAGGTCGACGAGGATGAGCTCGGACTTCGACCTCGTGTAAGCGACATAGATGAGGTTGTTTTCTTGCTGCTTTTGCCACTCTTGCCGGGCGTAGCGGGACGGCATCAAGGTGTCATGTCCTAGCAGGAAAACCCGGTTCCATTCCCGCCCTTTCGACCGATGGACCGTCGAAAGCGTGAGGGTCGGTTTAGCCTCGAATTCAGCGTCGAGGAAAAGGTTTTGGATCTTCGACTTCAACTGGAAAATGTCGGACGAACCGGCGGCGATCGTCCGGATGGTCTCGATCTTGTCGAGAAGCGCTTCAGCCTGGGTCTCCTTCCCCTTCGCGATCAATTTCTCCGACTCGCGTTCGGCGAAGTCTTCCAACTTTCCGATGAGGTTCGGGAGGGAATTAGCCTTGAACCGATCGACCAGCTTGAGGAGGCCGGCGCCGATGTCCCGGCCTTCCACGTGGCAGGCGACGCCCTTGCGGATCAACGTATAGGCCATTTCCACTAGGGGCTTCGTGTTGCGGCAGAGGACGGCGTCGGCGGCAGTCAAAGATTCGGTAGGCAAATCGTTGGCGTGGATCGTCCGGACCACGCCTTCTGGGGCGCTATCCGCAGCGACGATGTGCGAGACGAAAGCCTGGGCGGCAGAGACCACCGCCTTCGGACAACGGTAGGTCGTCGTCATCGGGAGGATTTTGCAGGAAAAATCTTTGACGATGAGGTCGATCGCGTTCGAGTCCGCGCCGCTGAAACCGTAGATGGACTGATGCCGGTCGCCGACGAAGACCCCCCGGCCGCCTTGGCGGAGCATTTTACGGGCCAACGCCCGGCGGGCCGGGTTTGTGTCCTGGGCCTCGTCGACCAGGACCCAGTCGTTTTCCCACATCTTGCAGCCGCTGACGAGCGGCATATAGATCATATCGTCGAAGTCAATGAGCTTATCCGCCCATTGGACGTGGAGCTCGAGGACGCGGATGGCGAGGTTGACGCCCCGCTCGATTTGGGCTTCGTCTTCGATCTCGAAGGCGAGGTCGAAATGGTCGACGATCTCGAACCACTTAGAAAGGTCCGCCGTCGATCCGAAGACGCCAAGGGCTCGTTGCTTGGCGAGAGAAGCCAATTTCCTCACGAACCCGTCAAGGTTCGCCGCGTTGGATTGACGGAGGAACTCCGTAGTCCTTTTTTCCTTTTCCCGGGCGTCCACCTTCACGTCGGGGTGGATTTTCCGCCAGGCGTTGAAGCCGAAAGAATGGAACGTCCCGACGTTCACCCGCGGGCCAAGGCCGAGTTTAGCGACCTTTTCCTTGATTTCCGTGGCGATCGCCTTGTTGTAGGCGGCGAAGGCGACCGGACCCTTCGTAGCCGAGAGGAGCTCGAGGAGGGTCGTGGTCTTCCCGGCGCCGGCGACGGCTTCGACGAAGGCCGAACCTTTTCCGTTCTTGGTCCAGTCGACGATGGCCTGTTGTTGGATCGAGAGGTTCATAACGAGCTCCAAAAAGAAAGGGAAGAATTTTCCTCCCCTTCTTATTGTCATATCTTTATTTTGAAGTAAACCCCCTTAGGGATTAAAGGAGGGAAATTTCTTTCCCCCCGGGAGTGATCAAGTGGGTCTTCATGACCCGGAATTGTTGGGCGCGGATAAGCGCCTTTTTAAGGGAAGTAGATTTGAAAGAATGAACGAGAATGATGCCGTAATAGATCTTGAACATCTGTTTTCTCCTTGTTAAAAACGGACCCCCAAAGCAACGAAGAAGTCATGCTCTTTTTTATCGAGCGTCCCTTCGGCCAAATAGCCTTCCAGCGAGGCGAGGGCGATTTTGTCGAAATCTTCCGGGGCGGCGGCTTTGTCGACGTAGATAGTGTCGCTGGCGTTTTCTTCAGCGCCCATAACACCGTGGAAAAAACCAGCCTCATTGGAAGCTCGGTAAATTTCTTTCCAGGTTAAGGTATGGGCCATTTGATTTCTCCTGAGCGTTCTTTTCCATTATTACGCCATGAAGAGAAAGTAAACCCCTTAAAGCCACTTTTTCCATTCTTTTCCGACAATCAGATTCGCCATGTCCTGCTTCGCTCGAAGCGCCTCGATCATCGGTTCTTCGACGGTCCCAGGGCACCGAAGGTCGACGATGGCGAGCTGCCGGGTCTTGTCCAGCGACCTGATCCGTTCCTCCGATTGCAAACGGTGGTCAAGGTTATTGCGGCAAGAATGGTAGATCGCCAGGTCAGCCACGTCCCACGTCCGGCCTTTTCCGCCAGCGTCAGGCGTCGCGACAAGGAAACGCACAGCAGGATCCGTTCGGAAAGAAAGCTCTTCAGCTTCGCGTGTCTTAAGGTTCCCGCCCCAAAAACGGGCGAGGCTTTTCTCGCCAAAGCGCTGGACCACTGCTTTCGACACGCGCTGGACGACGTAGTCGTAAGCGCACCAAATGAGGGCTTTCCCTTCGTAATCTTCCAGGATTGACAAGATTTCGTCCGTCCGATCCTCGACGATCGGAAAAATATCCCCGTCGTCTGTAGTCATAAATCCGCAGAGGATTTGATGAAGGCGGAGGATTTGGACGATGACCTGCGTCGCAGTCACGCTGCTTCCTAAGCTTTCGAGCTCCGCGTAAGCTTCTTTTTTCATTTTTTGATAGTAGAATTTTTGGTCTTTCGTCATCGCCACGTCGCGGAAAGAATAATCGATCGCCGGCAAGTCGGCGCAGTCCTCTAAAGCGACGCGGAAAGAATGCGGAGCGATCCGTTTATGCAATTCGTCGAGGTTCTGGAAGCCTTCCGTGACGGGGACATTTGGCATCCACCCGCCAAGCCTGAAGACATGCCCGATTTTCTCATCTCGGGTCATCCACGACATCGCCTCTTTCACCGTCGGCGCTTTCGTCCCGAGGAGCTTAAGGACGGCAGCCTCGTTTTTCTTGTTCGCGAACATCCGCCTGAAATACATATCAACTAAAGGATCGGCGATCCGGACGATATGCTTCATCTTGCAATAACGGTGTTGGAACATCCCGAAAGGCTCAGGAAAGATCTTGCGGTCGAGGAATTTGAATTGGTTATAGACGTCGACCGGCGAACGGGGAGACAGAAGGCCCGTCAAAATCCGTTTATAAGACGCGAAAGGTTCGACCTTTTCGACCATAAATTTCCCGACGACTGAGTCTTTATTCTTGATAATGACGGACTCGTCCACAGCGACCATGTTATAGCCGACGTCAGCGCGGAGGAACGACAGGACGTATTCACGGGCTTTTTTCGTCATGCTGATGGCTTCGCTGTTCATCAGGAGGACGCGCGGGCCGCGTTTGAATTCAGGAGGTTCTTTTCCGCTCACCCAGAGGCCGATCGTGGCGTTCTTGAGGAAATCTGGCGGGGCGTCGTCCCGGATCGCTTTCTCCCAAGTTTTATAGACGCCGGCCGGCGCGATGACAAGGAGAGACCGGACTAATCCCTGATCGACGAGGCGGCCCCAATCGTCTACGACGACTTTCGTTTTTCCCGTCCGCATCGCCATAAGCAACGCGCCAGCCCGGCGCCCCTTGAGCCATTCGAGGGCTTCACGCTGCTTGACGCGGGGCGGCCGAAGGGAGAGGTAGGGCATATTGGCCTCCCGCTGGCGATTTTGGCCGCCAGCGGGTCGGTTCCGTAGTTCTAGCGCCGTTTAGCGGGCGCCGGGGCCTTCTTCGCCGGCGGAGCCAATTGCTTTTTCGCCGGTTCGGCCTTCTTCACTGGGGCGGACACTTTCTTCGTCGTCACTTCGCTTTCCTTCGGCTCCCAATCGACCACTTTCAGCGTCGGCGTCTTGATCCGACCATAGGCTTTGTTCGGATGCATATACGAGTCGCTGCCGACCTCGACGATCGGGTTGACAGAAGGATCCTGGCGGACTTTAGCCGCGTAGATCTTCGACAATTCGCCGACTGCCTTCAGGAGGCCTTTGGAATTCGCCGGGAGGGTGTAGAGCGTAGCTTCTTCACCGTAATCGCCGACGTTCTTGAGGAACACCAACGACGTCGCCGACCACGGATCGCGCGGCTTGCCGTCGTCGCCGATCTCCCATTCCGACTCGTCTTGAGCGTCAAGGTCCTTCCGGGAGACATGCTGGAAGGACGGGTCAGTGATCTTTTGGAACCTCTGCTCAGTCGGCTTGCTGTCCATCCATTTTTGCCAGCCGACTTGCATATCGTCCATGAGGACGACGAATTTCGTCCCTTCCTCGACTTCTTCCTGGTCGCGGCCGAGGAGCCAGTCGCCCTTGTTGAATTTGAGGAGGGTGCCGACGATGTTCGACGAAGCTGTCGTGTCGCCGAAGGCGTCGAAAGCGTTCGCCACTTGGTTGATATATTCTTGGTCGCTTGCTTTGACAAGATTAGCCATTTTCTGTTTTCCTTTTTCCTGTTTCCTGCTTAGAGTCTGATTGTTAACTGGTCTGATATTTCTCCTACGGTCTGGAAGCTTTCGACGTCGACGCCGGCTTCTGCCGCCGCTTCTCGAAGTCCTTTCATATCGTAAGAGGTTCGTCCTTTCACGAAGCTCCAAGTGACGACGCCAGGGACTTTGCGGATTTTCTGGCTACGGAGCAAGTCCTTGATTTCTTCTTGAAGCGTCCGGTATTTGACCATATCTGTTTCTGATGTCTCTTTCAACTGCTTAGCTTCTTTGCATAGCTTCTCCACTTTCTCCACGAACGCCGCAGGCAAATCGGTAGGCTCGGCGTAAGCGAGGTCCTCCTTTTTGACCGCTTTGCATCTTGTAGTAAACCCGCAATATGCGCATTCCCCGCCGCCAGCTATGAGGCCTTCGGGGGGAATGTCTTTTGGATCCTTCGCGGTCATGATCGTTTCCGCCCGTTTGTGGGCGTTCGCGTAGATCTTAGGATCGAACGCGACGACGAATTCTGAAATTTCATGCAAGAAAGACGCGTCGACATAGCTGATGAGGGCGTGGTTCGGTTTGTGCTTAGTCTTCTCCCGCATTAGGCCCATTTGGACTTGGACTTGGTAAATATGCTGCTCCTTCGCCTTGGCGATCGGGCTCCGCGGATCGATCGACTTAGCTTCCGCGATGAAGCACCCGCCCGCGATCTTCGGGACGCCATATTCCTTCAAGGCGCTCGGCTTTTGGTTCACGACTAGAGCGTCAGGCGTCGCGGAGAGGTAACCGCGCATCAGCGTGTTTTGGCCGACGTCCCCAGCGTAAAGGAGGTCGTCCCCATATTTCGCCCGAAGGGCCGGCACCCAGAAATAATTCTCGATCAACACGCCGCGGAGTTTCGCGCCATAACGCTCGGTAGAGTCAGCGTCCGGCAAATGGGCTTGCTTCACGAACGCCGTTTTCCTCGCGCACTGGCCGACTTCTGACGCGCCGACGGTCTTCGTCCGATCCGAAAAAAACGGCCGGTCGATCGACTTGGCGTAAGCGTCTAAAGCTTCTTTGATGATCATGCTACTTTCCCCCAATTGGGGCCGACGCCGCTGTCGACCTTCAAAGGCAAATTCAATTCGACGCACGTCTCCATAAGATGTTTCGCTTCCGCGAAAGCCTCGCGGCCTTCCTTCGTCCGGGGGATCGAATAGTCGAGCTCGTCATGCACGGTGAGGTGCGGAACGCCGAGGACTTTCGTCACGCCAGATTTATAGACTGCAAGCATCGACAATTTCATCACGTCTGCCGCGCTTCCCTGGATCCGCGCGTTGAGGGCTTTGTGGACGAAAGCCCGCCTTGCGCCGATCGTCCCTTCTGGGACAATCTGGAAACCATCTTTCCCTCCCACAGAAAATTTTTCAAACCGGCGGCGCCGGCCGTAAAGGGTGACGACGTAACCCTGCTTTTTGGCGATGCTAGAAAATCGCTCGGAAAGAGGCTTAGCGAACGGGACTCGCAGATGATATTTCCTCAACAGCTTTCGACCGCCTTGTTCATCTAAGCCAAGCTGCGAAGAAAGCTTCGCGGCGCCTTCTCCGTAAAGGATGCCGAAATTGATCGTCTTAGCTTGCGTCCGAGTGACGCCGCACATATCGGCGACGACTTGATGATAGTCGAGGTTTGGATCCCTCTGGTAAGCTTCTGCGATTGCGTGGGCTTTTCCTAGCTTACAATCTATGGCGTCATTCACAGCCAGCCGAAATTCGACTTGGCTAAAATCTAATTTCCCCCAATCGCACCCCTTATCGGGGACAAAAAGCGAGCGGATACGCTTGCCGTCTTCTGTCCTGGACGGAATGAATTGGAGGTTCGGAAGGGATGAGCTAAACCGGCCAGAGACCGCGCCAGTGTCGTCGCTCCGGAGTTGGTTGAAAGACGTGTGGATCGATCCTTCGTAAAGCATGTCGAAAATCACGCCTTCTAGGAAAGTCCCGCGGAGTTTGTCCAGCTGCCGCACCTCAAGGATGCTTTTCGCCAATGGGTGCGGGCACGCCTTAAGAAAGTCCGCCGTGATCGACGGAGCTTTAGTCTTCGGAGTGCGGGGATATTCCATGCCGTGCCTGTCGAATAACAGCGCGATTTCTGCAGCCGCCCAGACAGACGCATCGCCGATTTTCTTCTGGAGCTTTTCTTGCCTTTCCGTAAGTTCAGCATGCATCTTCTTCGCGGCGGGGACGTCGATATGGACGCCGCGGACCCGCATGTCGAGGAGCATCGGGATGAGGCTGCATTCCATCTCGAACAAATCCCACAAGGCTTCCGCTTTAAGGATCGGAATTTGCTTTCGGAACACGTAAAGAGTTTGCTCGACGTCGCCGACCGCGTAAGGTTTGACGATATGCGAAGGCGCGCGCCAGATGTTCGATTTCGGATTTTTCCGCCCGTATTTCGCGATAAGGTAAGCGTTAAGCTCTTCGTCGAATTTTCCCGCACCAAGGTATTTTTGCGACAAGGCCTCAAGGCTATAAGAAAGGCGGTTTTCGTCGATCAACGGTTCAGCGACTTGAATGTCGTAAAAAGGACCTTTTGGCTCAACACCCATGAAACGGAGGAACCCGAGGTCGTAAATGATATTCGCCCCGACCTTCGGGACGTCTGTGCTAAGCTCCCGCCGGAGCCATTCAGCAACCTGCCCTTTAGGCAAATTTGGGCCTTCTTCGTGGCCGATAGGGTAATACTCCCTAAACCCCGCCTCCGTCCCTACAGCGACACCGGCGACATAAGAGCCCTCGCGGAAATATCCTGGCCCCAATTTCTTGAGGTCAGGATCCTTCGTCTCAAGGTCTATCCCGATATAGCCTTGGCCTTGAAGCGAGGGGAAGGCGGGGCTGTGGAGCCTTGCCTTTTTTTTCACTTCGCCGACTCAGCCGGCGGCTCGCCGTATTTGATCGTGATGTGGCCTTCCGCGATCGAATTCGAGAGCCACTGCGAAGCGTTGCGGCGTTCCGAGTCGTCGAACTGGTCGAGGTATTCGCCGACGGTGCGGCCGTCGACCATTTCCTCGAAGAAGTCGTGCGACAGGGAACCCTCTCGGCGGGGATTGACCTTCGCCTTGCGCTGGATGATGTCGTAGCTCCGGCGATTGCGGCCCTGGAGCGACTCCGGCTTCCGACGCTCGGGGCGGTCCTTCTGCTTTTCCGCCTTCGCCTTGGCCTTGTTCGAGGCCGGTGCAGTCTTGGGCTTGGAAGGAGCCTTCGCAGCCGTCTTCTTGGTTTCCGTCTTCGGGGCGGCCTTAGCCGCGGCAGTCGCAGTCTTCGCCATGTTTTTGTCCTCCACTTTGGGTCCGACCGGGGCCGACGCGGCCGGGGTCGTAGTCGTCGTAAGCGCCAAGCTCTTGGCGCGGTCTGGGTGGTTCGGGTTGGCCTTGTCCCATTTCACCCATTCGGCCTCGCAACGAGCGACGCCTTCCTGTTTATCCTGGAACTTCGCCGACCGAGACTTCGGAGCGTACATATTGTACGTGTCCAAAAGCTGCTGTCCGTTCATCTTTGAAAAGTCTGGCTTCGGATGCATGATGTTCTCCTGCTTAATGTTTTCTGGTTTTCCGTTTTTCTGTCTTGTTACACAGGATCCTATGCCATACTTCCTAGGGAGCTGTAAACCCCTTATTTTGAAAAAATTAGCAATTCGACGCCGGCCTCATCGAAAAGTTCTGAAGATAGGGCGAAGCTCTCCAGCCACTTCGGATCCTGGCTGCTAGGAGGGCAGATCACGCGGGCGACGCCTTTGGCGATGATCGACTTCGCGCATTCATGGCAAGGAGCGAAAGTCACGACAAGCGTTCCGCCTTTCGCGTCGAAGCGGGCGTTGTCGAGGACGTTCCTCTCTGCATGTTGCGTGAGGGCGTTCTTCACCGACCTATTGTTCAAGCGTTCTTCAGTGTCTTCGACACCGCGGGGGAACCCATTGAACCCAACGGCGATCTCCCGTCGGTCAGCGCCGACGAGGACTGCGCCGACTTTCGTCCTAGGATCTTTGCTCCAGGTCGAAATGTGCTCAGCCAGCTCGAACCATCGGACAATCCAATCAGTCATGTCATTCTCCTACAAGGTCGGAATGATCTGGAGGCGTCCAGCCCGGCGGCTTCACGACGTCGAGGGTCGACCCTCTCTTGCTTTGGCTAGCGGACGATACACGGACTTTCTTCATGTTCGCTTCGTGGACCCGCCGCCAAGCTTCATCGAAGTCGAAGCCTTGCATCACGGCAGTCCCGATCGCGACATAGCAAAGGTCCACGAGGGCGTCAAGCTGGTCGGCTTTCGTGTCGGCTTCTTTGTATTCTTTGAGTTCTTCTTCCATGAATTTTTCGCGGAAAATCCGCTCGACGTCGTCGAGCCGGCGCGCCGGCCCGTCGGAAGGAAGGCCGAATTTTCGATGGAAATCTCGGACATCAAGAAAATAGCTCATAGGGGGTCCTTTTCAAAAACGTGGAGGCTTCCGATCCACATGGAAAAATCGCCAGGAACGACGCCGAGCCAAAACGAGTCCCTTATCCGGAGCTGGTCGAGCACCCAGAGAAGAAGACGGATAGTGAGGTAGCAGTCGTCGCGGAAATGCCTTGTGAAATCGCAACTCCTCATTAGGTAGAAAACATTGAACTTCCCATCCCGTTGGAGGAAATGATAGCCGAGTGTGCAAGGCTTCCGCGGCAAGCCGCCGAGATCTTCTGGGTAGAAGATCGGCAAGTAAGCTTGCCGGGTGAAGGGCTGGTCGTCAAGGAGGTTCACAAGATCCTCAAGGTCGCCGTATGGCCCGCGGGCTCCCCACCGAGGCCGGGGATCTTTCGCCGGGTAACGTCGGATGCGTTCAGGATAGGAAACCGGCAATTTCCCTCCTTCGCTTCGGTTCGCGAATTTAGGCCAATAACGCTCTGCGTAGGAATGGTCGAACACTGAGGGCTTGAATTTTTCCGCCGATCGGGACCACGGCCAACTAAGCCACGCGGTCCCAGGGTTCAAAGGCTCCCCGCCGACGCGCTCTTCAAAAGCTTTATCCGCGAACGGAAGGTTCGGCTTGATGTCGTCAGCATAGGCATTGAGTCGTTCCTCACCCTTAAGATCGACGATAAAGAACTGGTTTGTCATCTCCTTCGTCGAAAGGTTCGCTTCGACGCCCTGCCATTTTTCTGTCTTAACGATTGGGGCTTCGAGGAGAGCTCCGCGGAAAGCTGTGATTTGGTTCTTGAACATCGTCAATCCTTCTTCAATAATTTTTCTAACCGCACGAGGAGCTGGAGGAAATCGTCAAGGATCGACGACGGTGTGTCTTCAAGAATGACAGGCGGAACCACGGTAACTTCTTGCTTAGGAAGCTCGTTTATCCTCGAGGAGCCGAATTCTCCGATGAGGACATTCGGAGCGTCTGAATGCTTATGGTAACCGCCGAGCCTTGGACGGACAACTACATGCTCCGGCCGGCGGTTAAGCTTAAAGACGACGGAAGGATCCTCCATGACGTAAACTAGGCGTTTGCGGTTGTTGGACGAATGGCCGATGCATCGGAACATTTTCTTGCCGCGCCATCGGTAAAGCGCTGCAGATATATGGCTTACGTCGAGGGACCATCCGCCGTCCGCGGCGATGTCTTTGATGGTCGTGCTTGTGAAGACGCTTCCCGACGGAAGAGTCTTAATTATTTCGATCGTCCGCGCCGTGGCGCTTTCCGCTAAAGGCAATTTTTTAAGCTCAACCATTTTTCCTCCAGGAATATCTTTGTAAACCCTTTAATCTCTTAAAGTAAACCCCGGAGGAAACAAGCGGCGGACTAACGCCGCTTACTGCTGTATTTTCAGGAAAGTTTTTTCGCCGCCCGGCCGCCAGGTTTTTTGAACACGACGATCGTCTGGTAATAAGGCGGGTGGACGCCGCGGGCCGTGAAATATGTGTTCAGGAACAATGTGCCCGGATAATGCTTCAAGAAAGCGGCGCCGACATATTCCATCCCTAGGTCTTCGAGGATCCTGCAATAGATTTGGTGAAGGAGGAAGGGTTCGCGTTTCCGCATCATGTCTTTAACGCCGACGACGAAATGCCCGCCTGGCTGGAGGGCTGAAACGCAAGCTTTGTAGATGTCCGTCATCGTTTCGATATAGACGGGACCTTCATTTAGGAAAGCCAGGTTCGGGAGCTTTTTGTCGTAAGCGTAGAGGATTTGCGGCGGTCCTCCCTTGATGAGCGTGCCGACCGATTTGTCGCCGCTATAGGGGGGATTGTTGACGACCAGCTTGAACTTCTGGTCGACCTTTTTCAAGAAATCGCCGATGTTCCTCGCGTCGCCTTGGGCGACTTTCGCTTCTGCCGATCCTTTCGGGATCGTGGAGAGAGCTTTCTTGATATTATCGGAAAGGATTTGCCCGAATTCAAGCTCCATCCCCGCGACGCTTCGCCCTTGAGTCAACGACTCGACGGCCGTCGTCCCGGCGCCGATCGTCGGATCCAGGACCCAGTCTCCTTTCTTCGAATAAGCTTGGATCGCCCAACGGGCGATATGCAACGGCGTTTTCGCGATGTGCCCGCCTTTGCCTTTTTCCGTCGGGGAATAATAAGCCCGCCGCTCAAGTCGACTGTAGTATGAGCCGTCCAAAGGACGGAGCTCTCCGATGGCTTTCGAGCACCATGCGCATGCGCAATGATAATCGCCCGGTATGTCGCCGTCCCTAACCTCAACTTTATCGCCCATAGACATATTTTCTTCTCCCTTCAGTCAAATTTCAACATCGTAGTAGCCGTCGCGCCGGCAGGCGCGATCGTTTCTTTAGGCGCCTTTACGGCGCGGGGCGCTTTTGGCGCTTTTGGCGCGTTCGGAACCTTTTCGGCTTTCACGGCAGGGGCCTTAGGAACCTTGCGGACGGCCGCTTCAGGAGGAGGGGTATAACCGAACCGCCTCCGCCTGACTTCGCACTCCTCAGCCAACCAGCACGCTCCGCAGGCCGCTTCCTGCTTCGAATAACCCACGTTGTCGCAAAACCAAGTCTTGGCTTCATCGATGAACGGGTCGTTTTTGAGGAGCCGCGTCCCTGCCGCTTTGAAAGGCTGCCGAAGGACATGGGCAGCGACCTGCCGGGCGAAGTATTCATTGAACTGGATCGGCATCGCCTTTCCCGTCATCTTCACCATGTGCATATTGTTTTCGTGGACCCACTGCCCTTTCTCGTCGAGCTTAGTCCCGTAGAAAACGAAATCGTCGTCGAAACCTTGGATGCGGGCGCGTTCGCGGATCGTGAAGGGGACATTGCGGATCGGGTGGATCGTCGCGTTGCCGCCGGTGAGGACGTTGCACGGGCCGTCCCATTTAGCTTTGAGGAAACCGATGCGCTTTTTCAGCTCTCCATCTTTATTCAGATATTCCATTATCGTCCCTGGAGGCCGGGCGGCGAACCAATCGCGGACGACGCGCCAATTCTCCGATTTTCCTAAGCGCAATATGTTCGTCGAGCGGGGAGAAATGACGTCAAGAGCGTGGGGATCATGGTTAGGGTAATTAGATTTCCCTGGCTCGCCTAAACCTTCGAGGACTGACCGAACAGTGCCAGAATGGGCGTGCTCGTCAGGCCGGAAGGTGAAGCCCTCTTCTTTCTTCGCGCCAAGAACGAACATCCGATCGCGTTTTTTCTGCACATTCCCGTAACCCCAATTCGAAACCGCTTCAGGAAAAATATCGTAATCCGGCAGGGCGTCGACGTAATCCCGCATCGAGAACGCTTGGAAAGAAGGAGCAAGATTGTCCGCAGCGAAGAACCTCGGTTGGAGCTTCGCCACGACCTCGAACGTGATCGGAATGTCGCCAGGATCAGTCAAGTCCTCCAGGCGGTCGGCGTTCGCGCCGTTCAATTTCGAAAAATTCCCGCATTCGCAATGCATGAGGGCAAGCGTCGGGTTCATCAGCCGTTCGACCTCTTCCGGCGTAAGGTCAGACCATTTGTGCTTGAAGACGGCGCCGGGAAAATTCTCCGTGAACGTGTTGCGGCCGCGTTCGTCGCGGGCGTGGTAATACTTCCGCCATTCGATGTTCCCGAGCGTCTTGAACCCAGCCTTCGCCGCCCCATGGAGCATCGACCCTATGCCAGACGTCACACCGACGGCGGTGAGCTGCGGGACTTCAACTTTCTTTTTCATTCCTGCACCTCAATTAAATGCCAAGCGGCGTCTCCAAATGAAACGCTGATTAAATGGCGCCCTTTATAAGTTTCCCCCGTGCCGACGATCTTCACTTGGCGCCGTGGCCTATATGGGACAAACCATATGGCGAAATGATCGCCGTGGAACGAGAAATGGACGACTTCACCGTCGATCGTCGAAGGTTTATCTATAGACGAAATCGAGATATTCATCCGATTAATGACGCTCATAGCCAGATCTCCCGGAAAAGCTTGACCAGCCGGATGCTATGGGCCTCGCGGTCGAAGCCAGCCGGGCGCAAGGGCTTCTTCTCGACGTCGTTGGGCCATATATCCCTAAGGATCTTTTTGTTAGGCGCGTAAGGGGCGGCTAAAGCCAGCTGGGCCATCCTTCGGCTAAGGAAGGGAGACCGGTATTCGACGGCCTTCCGCATCATCACCCGATCGAGCCGCGGAAGGTGGTAACAGACAAGCTCGTGGAACACGTCCGAATAACGGCTGTCATATCGTGCAGCCCGTCCGTAGCCGCCGAAGAATTCATCGGCGCCGTCGCCGCCGAGGCAGACGTTTTCTTTCACGGCTTCCGCCATGAGGATTTGGGCTTCCACCGATCCAAGGTCGACAGGTTCTTGCATCCAGAGGAGGATCTCAAGATCCGTCGGCGGGGCGGCCGTCGGCACGACGCGGAGAGACGGACCTGCGATAGATTGGGCGACGCCAAGCTCTCCGGTGAGGCCGATGTGGTAAGGGACGATGTCGCCGTATTCCCGCGCAGTCCGATAGACCAAAGACGAGTCATATCCGCCGGAAAGGAGGCAGGCGACGGGGACGTCTGACGATTGGACGCGGAGGCGGACAGCTTCTTCAAAAGCGTATTTGAGGGCTTCGGGAGAATAGTCGTCGGCGATGAAAACTGGATCCGCATGCTCCATCTGGCGTTCGGGCAACGACACGGAATGGCCCGGAAGGACTTTCTTAATCCTCGTGAACGGCGTGCGGCTTTGGTCCGGGCAATAGCCCCATTTCATCACGTCAGAAAGAAAAACCTCGTCGAAATCTTCTCCTTCTTCGACCAAAGGCCATAGCTCGCTGCACGCCCGAGAATGCGTGTAGAAGATCGGCTTCTGGGCGAGGTAGTCGGCGATCAGCGTGATGCGGCCGTGCCGGTGGTAGGCGACTGACCAAAATCCGTCGAACCCTTGGAACCCGCGGACGCCGAAGTCGCGGAGGGTCCTAAACGCGAGCATCGTGTCGCCGAGCTCATCCGTGAAATCTCTAAAATTAAGCAATTCGCCGACGAAACAGAATTCCTCGTCGAAGATCGTGATCGGTTGCTCGAAGCTCCCGACGATCGGCAACCTCGCGAACGCTGAATGCCGAGTGACACGGGGCGGGAGAGTCCCGCGGTGGGAGATCGCCGCGGCAGCCTTCATAAGCCACGGATCGTCGGGGAGGAGGGACATCGCGAAGCCGCACATTATTTCGCTCCCCGATGGGTCTTCACGGGCTTCACCGCGCTCTTTTTTTGTTCCTTGATTTTTCTTTTCCGCTCCCACGCGGCCTTCATCGCTGAAGACATATTCTTGCGGTGCTCGTCAGACCACCCGTCGCTACGCTTATCTTTTAGCATTAAACCCTCCTGCGATATACTTGCGGACCAACCCCGCATAACCCATAATGTCTGCCCAGTGGTCGTCGAACGACCAATTCCCGCTGACGACTCGGGCGATTTTGTGGAGGATCATCTTGATGGCGATTTTGGCGACGGGTGGCAATTTGTCCCAATTTACGCCAGAATAGGCGGCGCGCTCTAACGCTATGTTCACTTCCGCCACATCGGGGAAGTCTCCATGGGTCGTCTGGCGTTCTTTGAGTATTTGATCCGTGTCCATATCCGCTCCTTTAAGCTAAACTAACCTGAAAGTAAACCCTATGGGGAAAGCCGACGCCGGCCTTCGAGCTAAGTTCCAGAAAAACTTGAAGCGGCGCCAATTCACGCCGATCGAGTCATATGTGTCTTGGGGCGTCCCAGATTGCCATGTCCTCTTCCACGGCGGGATCGACGTATGGATCGAATTCAAGCGCAAAGGGAAACCGCTCCGCCCAGGCCAAAAGGGCTGGCTCCAACGACGGTCCTCTTTAGGAGGCCGATGCTTCATCGTCGAGGGCGACCAATTTGCCACGGCGATATACGAAGGCAGAGACATTGAAATGGAAGTTCCTATCTACGCCGGTCCATACGATTGGCCGACGATCCAGAAAATTTTGTCAGGGCCGTAACGCGGAACTCGGCATGATGAAGAACGTCGGTTTCCAACTGACGGATATTTCATAGGCGTCAGCGAACGCTTCTGGCTCGAGGATGACGATCTTTCCTCCGTCGCGGAACGCGTCCTCGTTTTTATCCCGAGCTGATTGAACGATGAATTCCACGATTTGCCTCCCGCCGTATTTAGTGCTAGCAAGATAAGAAGCGATATGGTCGACAACTTCGAATTCTTCCGTCGGGAGCGTCCCCGCAGCCTTCATCGCCGCGATTTCTTTCGGCCTGCGCCAATGGGTCCAAACGATCTTCATGGTTTAAATCCTGGCTGAAGTTTGTAGCCTAATTTCTCGATTGCCGCTTCTGCGTTCATTCCTTTTCTCCCTATTGAAATTCCCCCCGGAGAAATCCACAAGGCGGCGATCGGCAGCGCGGCCTTGCGGCTTGCTTCGCGGGCCGGATGAAGGCCGCGTAAGCGTTCGGGCGGAACGGCGGTGGCTTGCCCCAAAGGAACCAAGCGACCCGCGCAGGGAAATCTGAACGCCAGTCTAGATCATTGAATGCTTGCGAGACAGCTCCTGAAAATGCCGGATATTCGTAAGGGTGATTCGACAGCGAATAGCCGCAATGCGGGCAATGATTACCAGTCCCGGTTAAGGTAATAGTGGTTCCTGAGTCAGCACTCATATAATTTATGTAGAGGCTTGTCCCACACGAAGCGTAGGTGAACGAGACCATCAATCGATGGTCCTCATTTGCCTGAGCGCTTCTTGGGCAGCTTGTTTCCTGATTTCGTAAATAGGGTCGTTCCCTACGACTTTTAACCGCCTGAAGAAAGCTTGTTCGAATATCTCTTCCTTGAAAGGATCGTAGCGTTTAGTCGGCAGGATTTTAGGGAGCCAAACGACGCCTTTCTTCCAAAATCGGTCGGCGACGATCTTCGTCAACTTTTTTCCAGCAGAAGGAAGCGTATAAAACTCATCTTCAAATTCCTGCAAATGATCGAGGCTAGTGACGCCGCTATGGATGCAGACGCTACGGAGTTGCGTCTCACCTTTCACCCCTTCCATAAACGGAGCTATCCACGGTGTCGCTTCCCGCCGCGCCTTCTCGTAGACAGAGGGCCTAGCGCGCCAATACGCTCCATAATCGATAAGAGGCTGCGGCATATTTCAATCCTTTTTCAATACTCCAGGACATCAGAAATGAATTTCCCCTTCGCCACGTCGCCGAGCTGCTTCCACATATCGGCAAGGTCCATGTTCCAGATGTCCACGATCTCCGCCAAGACCTTCTTGTCGTCCTTTGTCATAATCGTCTTGAGCGGCTGGACCGGCGGGCTCACCGCCTTTTTCGCAGCCGCGTCTTTGTCTTTAGAACGGGCGACTTTTTCTTGGACTTCCGCCGGCTTGTCCGCGAGCTTCGCCGCGTCGAAGAGCGTGATGTCGCCTTTCTCCGCTGCTTCTTGGATAGCGGGAATGGCTTTATCGATGATCTTCTCCGCGCGGCGGGCGGACGACGACGAGACCTTAAGGTGCTCGGCTTCATCTTGGGCTTTCGTTCCGCGGAGGTCGGATAGACGGGCGGCGGCGAAAGCTTTTTCGGCCGTGCTTAAGTGCCGGCGGGCGAGGTTCTCGGAGACAACGAAGTCAAGCGCTTTTGTCCGCGGTCCTTGGAATTCTTCGAATTCCGGTTCGACGCCATGGATCTTGCACGCGAGGTAACGGTTCCGCCCGTCAAGGATCTTGTCTTCAAAGAGGATGATCGGATGGCGAAGGCCGTTGGCGTAGATGTCGTCGGCGAGGTCTTGCAAATCTTTCGCTTCGAGCTCGGGGAAGGCGGCGCAGAATTCGTGGAGTTCGTAATCTTTCGGCTTAGTCATTGCACGCTCCGGTATGTAAGTCCACGGCGGACTTTGCTCACGGTCATCTTCGAGACGCTGAATTTCTCTGCGAAATGCGCCACGCTTACGTCTTCCCGTCGGCGGATCTCGCGGACCTGCGCCGGCGTCAATTTGTAAAAAGAGGGGAGTTCTTCTTTTTTCATCTCAGTCCATTCCTGTTTCAGCTTTCGCCGACCGCGTAAGCGCAGCCATTTCTTCGAAGGCCTTGGCGATTTCTTCCCGCCGCGCAACTGTCTTAGGAAGCCAGAACGTCACGGCCGAGCGGTCGTCGTCGAAAGGATAATCATGCAGGAATTCAGAACTCCTAAGCATAAGCCGGACGCCGGAATAGACCACGCCTGTGTCAGACTTCTTTTCGACGATGGAAGTTTCGTCCGTAAGCTCCTGAGAATAAACGTTGATGCGCATGGCGGCCTGACCCCTTTTTTGGAGCTTCCATCGCTAGGCCTGCAGGGCTCATGTAGTAAATAGGGGGATACCAAAAATTTTTTAGTGGATTATAAGCGGCGTTCTAGCGCAAAAAGAAAGCCCGGCTGCGGGGCGGCGGCCGGGCTTTCAGGTAATAGCGCCAATACTCGGAAAGATTGGGCCAATGTTTTATTTATCCCTTTTAGGCCATGGCGTAAATAGAAAAACAACAAGGAGGCAGCAAGCTCAGGATCGAACGCAATGAGCAAAGATCCTATCCCGTTCGTCCCTGCAGCAGGAAAGCGAAGCGCAGCCCTCGCCAGGTCTCTCGGCCTTAAACCTATTCCAGTGGAAAAAGGCAAACGTGGTCCGACGTCTAAGGAATGGACCGAAAAAGAATACGCTGACATCACGTTCGAAAACAAGAACGTCGCCGTGCAAATGGGCGTGGGAGGCGCGACCGACATAGACCTTGATTGCGAAGAGGTCAAGCCGTTCGCTTCTATTTTCCTCCCGAAGACGACGTTCATCTGGGGACGTTCAGAAAATCCTGCTTCGCATTTTCTTTACCGAACGAAGCTCTCCGCGCGGGACGACGAAACGGTCATTAAAATAGTCGATAAGGAAATCGAAAAGGACAATGTTCTTCTTGAAGTGCGCATCCAAAATTGCTGCTCTGCTTTTCCCGAAAGCGGCCATCCGTCGGGGGACATTTATAAGTTTTCTCCAGCCTGGGACAAAGGCCCGCCGCCTGAAGTGGACGGATCGGCGTTGGTCGAAGGAGCTCGGCTCACTGCGTTGATGGCTTTCTTTTCTAGGCATTGGGCGCCCGCAGGCGTGCGCAACGACGCGACGCTCGCCCTCGCAGGCGCGTTGACGCGTAGGGGCGTCGAATTAGAAACAGCCGTGGAAGCCATCGAAGCGTTGGCGGGCGTAGTCGGCGATAATGTGAAGAAAGTCCGCCGGACGGTCGAGACGACATATGAAAGGATCGAGGACGAAGAAAAAGCCGTCGGCCTCCCAAGGCTCATCGAGCTTACGGGCGTAAACCCCGATAGCGTCTACGACATACTTGGAGAAAGCGTCGCCGAGGTCAATAAGGGCGTCGAAGACGAAGGGCTCCTTTTCCTTGATCTTTCTAAAGACGGAACGCCACGGCCGACTTTCCCGAACGCCGTCGTGGCGGCGAGGCGGTCAAGCTACAACCTCCGTTTCGACGAATTCGCGGGGCTTATCATTTACGACGAAGGAGGGATGGCGAAGAACAACGTGAAAGAATTGACGCTTAGCTTCAGGCTTTGGTGCCATTCCACGTTCGGCTTCGATCCCGGCCGGCAGCACGCCTTAGACGGATTAGTCCGGGCGGCGAAATGGAACACGTTCCACCCGGTGAAAGATTATTTGAACGCTTTGAAGTGGGATAGGAAGAAAAGGCTTAAGGATTGGTTCGTCGACCATTGCAATGTCGAGGACACGCCGCTCAATCGGGAGACAGGCCGCCTTGTCCTCCTCGCGATGGTCCGCCGCATCTTCCGCCCCGGATGCAAATGGGATTATGTGCCAATATCGGAAGGAGGGGAAGGATTGCGCAAATCTTCCCTCCTTAACGTCCTCACAAGCGGGAACTTCAACGACGCTAGATACGTCAGCCGGGAGCCGGTCCATAAATTGATGAAAGAGGGAGGGAAGCTTATCAAAGAAGCCCTCCAAGGGAAGTGGGTGCTTGAAATCGCCGAATTGGCCGGGTTCCACGCTTCGGACGTCGAGGACGTCAAATCGTTCATCACCCGTGAAGAGGACGGAGGGCGGGACGCTTTCGGCGAAATGGGCACTTATAATATGAACAAACCCCGTAGCTTCGTCGTGTGGGGAACGACGAATAACGTCGGGGATTATCTCCAGGGGTCGACTGGCAACCGGCGCTTTTGGCCCCACGAAATACAGGAAGAAATCGACACAGATTCGATCCTCGAAATTAGGGACCAATTATTCGCCGAAGCGATGGAAGAAGAAAAGGCCGACCCGGATCTTTATTTACCGAGGGACCTCGAATCGTTAGCCCGGGAGAAGCAGGAGTCTAAGCGGCAATCGGATCCGTGGGAAGAGCAAATCGGCGGGTTCTCCCCTCCTTTAGAAGGAGCGCCGTTCGGGAAGATCGGTGTTATCCAGGAAGAAAGAGGCCGGTGGTTCATTTCGACGGAAGATCTTCGGCTAACCTTAGAGATCGACGCGTCCCACTGGCGGCCGGGCGTCGCTTACCGGTGCAACCGGGCGATGCAAACAAACGGGTGGAAACCGTTAGTCTTCAATAATAGGCGCGGTTTCGCCCGTCCTTGGCCGTTACAAAAAGGGGATAAATACCGGGCCAATCTTCCAGGTGAAAAAGGGCCTAAAAAGGGGAAGGCCGAATAGTGAAAAGGGCCAAAAGCCCGTATTGTAAGAGAAAAATTTAATTATACCAAAATGGTAGACTACTTTTAATGAACGGAAAAAGACCGAATAGCGGCGGAGAAGGCCGTAAAGGTCGGATAGGGAGGGCCATTGTAATCGTTAGGAAAAATACGGACTATACAAACTATACAACCTTTTTATATAGTGTATTATTTTATAAAAAGCCGTCCTTACATTATATATATATTACACACTATGCACGACTCTCTCGAAGTATCGAATAGTTCGTATAGCATGAGGTGAAAAAGGCCCTCTTGGCCTGCTGGAAAAGGCTTTTACGTTTACAATATGATTTTACCGTGGTATACGCGGATGCTATGACGTGGTTCGCCGCTTATGTCACATCGACAAGGCAAGAGCTTGCTTTACGCGAGCTTAAGCGGTTTTCCGTGCCAGTTTTCTTCCCCCAAACTGAAGCGATGCGCCGTGTGCGGGTGAGGGGGAATAAGTTCGAACTCTGCAAAGAGGTCCGGGCGTTGTTCCCAGGATATCTCTTCGCCGACATCCCGGATCGGCTTTACCATCCTGTAAGCGATTTCATCACCCCTGTGTCGTTCGACGGCGAGCCCGTGGCCATCTCCGAAAAGGTCATGGCGTTTGTGCGTTCGCTCGTCGGCGCAGATGGGGTGAGGCCTTTGCCGCCTAGCGTAGGTCCCCGCGTGGGGGATAAAGGTGTCCTTCATATCGAAGGATCTTTCCTCGATGGTATGGGCGCGGTGGTTTCCCGCGTCAAAAAGAATGAGTTGTATGTCCTCGCTCAGGTCTTCGGATCGACGAGGGAAATGCGTATCAAGTCAAGCGCGTTTTCGGGCGTCCCGGCAGTCCATTAGCCGCGGCTCCGTCCTGCCCATGGGGGGGCTGGACCCATCCAAAATTGGTGGGAGGCGTGAAACGTTTTTGCTGATGGAGATGCACTATGGCTCGGAAGGAAGTTAAAGGGCTTCCTGGGCGGCCATCTTCTTTTTCAAAAAAGATTGCTAAAGAAGTTTGCGATCGCTTAGCTGCGGGAGAATCTTTGCGGCAGATTTGCCGTGATGAGCGACTTCCTGGCCATCATACGATCCGACGCTGGGCGATCGAAGACCGTGAAGGTTTTTACGCTCAATATGCGCGGGCAAGAGAAATTCAAGCCGAAACGTTCGCTGACGAAATCGTCGATATTTCAGACGATGGAACGAATGATTATATGGCGAAGCGCGATGAATCAGGCGCTATCGTCGGTTGGCGGGAAAACGGAGAATATTTAGCGCGGTCTCGTTTGCGCGTAGACACTCGTAAATGGATCATGTCCCGGATCCTCCCGAAGAAGTACGGCGACAAAGCGCCAGCTGCGCCAGAAACTGGGACTAGCGGCAACGCGTTCGAATTCACGATGACGATCGACGGCGCGAATAAGCAGCAGATCGAACTGAAGGCGACGCAAAACGCCACCCCCGCCGACAAGATGATCGAAGGCGAAGTCTTAGATTTTAGCCCGATGGGCGACGACGAGTGACGCAAGAGTATAAGTATACGCGTCCTTGGATGTATCCGAAGCAGCTTGAGGCCATCTTCAACCCGTTCGACTGCGACGGGAAACCAGCGCGCATGTCGTTCGTCGAGGCGAGCACAAAGACCGGGAAGACAGTTTCCTGCATCACTTGGTTGTTCGAACAAGCTTACCAAGCGTCGGTGAAAGGCCGAAACTATTGGTGGGTGGCCCCGGTTTACCCTCAAGCGCGGATCGCCTATTCCCGCATGAAGCGCGGCATGCCGCAGCGCATTTATTCGTCGCACGACGGCGACCAACGCCTGACGCTGATCAATGGCTCGTCGATCTGGTTCAAGTCTGGCGAGAAGCCGGACAACCTTTATGGTGAAGACGTTTGGGCGGCTGTGATGGACGAGGCCAGCCGCGCGAGGGCGGAAGCCTGGCACGCCGTGCGCTCGACCTTGACCGCGACCCAAGGCCCGTTGCGGGCGATCGGGAACGTGAAGGGCCGTAAGAATTGGTTCTATGATCTTTGCCGCCGTGCAGAGAAAGGTTCGCCGGGATTGAGCTACCACCGCATGGTGGCATACGACGCCGTCAAGGCAGGCGTCCTGACGAAGGACGAAGTCGAAAGCGCCCAGCGCGATTTGCCTGCTGGGGTGTTCAAAGAGCTCTACCTCGCCGAACCGAACGACGACGGCGGCAATCCGTTCGGCACCGATGCGCAAATTGCTGCATGCGTCAAGCCGATGTCGCGCAAGCCGCCGAAAGCTTGGGGCTGGGACTTGGCGAAGGCGGTCGATTGGACTGTTGGCGTCGGCCTCGATGAGAACGGCGATGTCTGCGAGTTCCAGCGCTTTCAGAAGCCTTGGGACGAGACAATCCGCATCATCAAGTCCATGACAGGCCGTGTTCCGGCTCTGGTCGATTCCACCGGCGTGGGTGACCCTGTCGTTGAGCTCCTGCAGAAGGAGCTGGGCTCCAATTTCGAGGGCTTCAAGTACAGCTCTCAATCCAAGCAACAGATCATGGAGGGCCTTGCGGTCTCCATCCAGAACCGAAAGGTCGGCTATCCCGACGGACCGATCGTGATCGAGCTGAAGCAGTTTGAATATGAGTACACCCGCACTGGCGCGCGGTACTCAGCGCCGGAGGGCGCTCACGACGATTGCGTTTGCGCGTTGGCGCAGGCCAATCACCATTTGACCCGAGCGAAGAAACCCATGCTCATCAATCGAGAGGCGGCGGCTGTGTTCATCAATGGCGGCTCGCGTCTTCGTCGGGAGATGTTTCAGTGAGCTCATGGCTCACGCGTGGGCTAGAGTGGCTGGCGCTCTTCAACGGCACCGTTTCCCCGGCCCGCGCGCCGGAGCCAGCGGGTGTGGCCCCTAAGCGCCTCGGCATGGACATCCGTGAGAGTGCAGCCGCCGCTTTGGGCGGTAAGGCGAGCAACGCAGCCCAGGTGTTCAAGCCCTACACTCCGCCGCCCGGCGTGCTGCCTGAAGGGGTGAAGCCAAAGTTCGCCATGGACGATATGTCCTGGGCATCGAGCCAGTTCGCCTCGTGGGGCGTCGCTGGAACGCAGTTCCTGGGCTACCCTTACCTTTCCGAGCTTGCGCAGCGTCCAGAATACCGAATGATCTACGAGACCATCGCGGAAGAGATGACCCGCAAGTGGATCGAGATCAAGTCCAATTCAAAAGACGACGAAGCGGTCGCCGAAAAGATCAAGAAGATCGAGTTGGAGTTCGATCGGCTGAAGGTGCAGAAGGCTTTCTATCAAAGCGCTATCCACGACGGCCAGTTCGGTTGCGGCCACATCTTCGTCTGTTTGGGCGATGAAGACAAGGTCAGTGACGACGAGCTTATGAAGCCGATCGGCGACGGACGCGACGACACTTCAAAGGTCAAGATCGGAAAGACCAATCCGCTGACGGCTTTGCGCAACGTCGAGCCGATCTGGTGCTATCCGTCGGACTATGACAGCTCCAATCCGCTGTCCAAGCATTGGTACAAACCGCGCCTGTGGTATGTGATGGGCAAGCCGGTCTCGGCGACGCGCCTGCTGACGGTGGTCGGGCGGGAGGTGCCGGACTTGTTGAAGCCGGTCTACAACTTCGGCGGCTTATCGCTCTCGCAGCTCGCCAAGAGCTACGTCGACATCTGGCTCAAGACCAAGCAGTCTGTCGCTGACCTGATCTTCAACTTCTCTGTGTCGGTGGTAAAGACGGATATGCAAGCGGCCCTGCAGGGCGGCGACTTCTCGTCTTACAACTCGTTGTCCTCGCGCGCTGACATGATGAACAATGTCCGGTCCAATCGTGGACTGTTGATGTTGGACATGGCTAGCGAAGACTTCGTCAATGTCTCGACGCCATTGGGCGGGCTCCACGAGCTGCAGGCCCAATCGCAAGAGCACATGTCGAGCGTCTCCAAGATCCCGCTCGTGAAGCTGACGGGCATTTCGCCGTCCGGATTGAACGCTTCGTCCGAGGGCGAGATCCAAGTCTTTTATGATTTCATCCACGCCCGCCAAGAGCATTTGTTCCGCGATCCGCTGCACCGCGTTTTGTGCATGGTCCAGCTCTCGTTGTTCAATGAGATCGACGAGTCCATCACATTCGAGTTCCGCCCGCTCGAAGAGGAAAGCGAATTGGAGCGCGCCGAACGCCGCAACAAGGAGGCGAACACAGACGTCATCCTGATCGACGCTGGCGTGCTCTCTCCTGAAGATTCGCGCAAGCGGCTGGCGAGCGATCCCAACTCGATCTACGACGGCCTTGATCCTGAGGACGTACCCGATCTCTCCGAAGAGGAAGATGAGGGGCTTGTGGTCCATGGCACGAGCGCGAAGGCTGGCGGGGCGGATAACTCGATTGACAAACTGTTTGCTGAGCGCAAAGCTTCATGATCTCCCTCTCCCTCTTCGACATCCCGCTCGAAGACCACCTCAGCGTCCAGGAACAATTCGTCTTCGCGAGGAGCGCGCATGGAGCCCCGCAAAACAAAGTCCGAGCTGCGCAAGGCGAGAGTCTTGCGCCCGGTGAACCCGAACGCGGGGATAGCGGCGGAGTATCAACGGCGGGTGCTCCGCTTGCTCAACGAGATGCATGCCTCGGTGCTCTATTGGGTGAGGGCGGCGAATAACCAGAATCCATCCCTATTGGCCCAAGACGAGACGCCTGCGGCCTTCTTGAGGCGCACGATGAAGAAGCTCCAGGACAGATGGTTCGGACGCTTCGATGACTTGTCCGAGAATTTGGGCAAGTGGTTCGCCCAATCGGTGGACCGGCGATCGACGGACGCGCTGAAGAAGATCTTGCGCGATGGAGGCTTCACCGTCGAATTCAAGGTCTCGCCGTTTGTGCGGGACGTGGTGACCGCGACGCGTGGCGAGAGCGTTGGACTCATCAAGTCCATTCCGCAGCGTTACCTCCAAGCGGTCGAAGGCGCGGTGATGCGCGCGGTCATGCGGGGCGGAGACCTCGGGCCATTGGCCAAGGAGCTCCAACACACCTACGGCGTGACCAAGAAGCGTGCGGCGTTGATCGCTCGTGACCAGAACAACAAGGCCACAGCGGCGATCACGCGGGCGCGCCAGATTGAAGCAGGAATCAAAGAAGCCCAGTGGATGCACTCCAGCGCCGGTAAAGTTCCGCGCCCTTCTCACCTCAAGGCAGGACGAGACAAGGTCCGCTACGACGTCAAGAAGGGCTGGTTCGATCCAGATGAAGGACGCAACATTTACCCCGGCGAATTGATCAATTGCCGTTGCCGGGCGAAGCCGATTATTCCAGGATTTGAGTGATGGTCGTTATCCTCAAGGGCCGTTGGTTCGATCACCGCCGCCTGACGCGGGAGCAGAAGGCAGGCCTAGCGCTCTATTGCGCGCAGGTCGACATGCAGATGCACGGCGTCATCGAGGAAGTCTCCGCCCGATTGGCAGACGAGAACGGCTTCATCGACGACGTCGATTTGTACAAAATTGAAATCGAGAAGGCCGCGATGGCGGTCCTTGCGCCGAATGGACCGAGCTGATGTTCAGAAAGTCAGAACGCGAAGGCTATCTGATGATCGACCATCGGGAAAGCCCTGGCTTGACCGGTGCTGACCTCATCAAGGCTGGCCGCACAAAGCTGGCCGGGCACATCGGTCCGGGTCAATTGTTCGAGGGCGCGACATACACCTGTTCGCATTGCCAGAAGGTCGTGGTGAAGAATCCCGACCGCTTGAGGGCGCGGGCGTATTGCTCGAATTGCGATCACGACATCTGCGATGGATGCGGCGCAGAGATGAAGATGACCGGGACCTGCGTTCCGTTCGCGAAATTGCAGGACCAGTTTTTGGCAACGGGCGTAGTGCCCGATCAACTCCTCAGGAGAAAATGAAATGGCACGTCGCATTACTTCCGTCACCACGATGACCCCGACCGCCACGGCGGACACGACCAACTTGGTCGACGCGACCTATCCCTTCCTGTTGCAAGGCGGATCGGCCACGCAGTTGAACCGCATCTGGGAAATCTCGATCTCTGGCCAGGCCGCTTCGTCGTCCTCGCCGACGTTCATGATCCTTGCGCGCGATTCGACCGTCGCGTCGGGCACGAACACGCTCGGCGCGGGCCAGACGGACGCCTCGAAAGACCCCGCGACCGTCGCGCTCGCCGCTCCGCCCGTCACCGGCAATTCCAACGCCACCACCAAGCCGCAGCGGTCCTCGACCTTGCACTTGGAGAATTGCTCGCTCAACGCCTTCGGCGGCGTCTACTTCTGGCGCGCCAACAGGGTCGAGGAGACGATCTCCGTCCTCGGCAACACCGCCTCGTTCGGCGAAATCTCGCTGTCCGCCTTCACGGGCGGCACGGTCGGCGCCATCGGTGCGCACATGGAATATGAGTCGCAATAAGGCGCTCGCAATCAAAGACGGAGGCGACTTTGACCGAGCCCTTGAAGCCGTTCAGCAACGCGGACACGTTCTTTCGCAAGGAGCATGAAGCTCCCAAGGCGAGGTTCCGTTTTCCGCCGCAGATCAACGATCCGAGCGACCGGCGCTTTTGCCGTTGGTGCCTGGAGCCGATCTTCGAAGAGACGCCGCGCTCGATCCATGAGCGCGGCCAAATCCGCACGCGCTTGATGATGGCCGACAATGGCTCGGAGATCGCGTGCTGCGACAATTGCTGGCACGGCGCGATCGGGGCGGGATATTACGTCAACGGTCAAGTCGTCCCCGCGCAAGACCCGAATGAGATCCCGAATCCGCTGCTGAGGAAGTTGGTCGAGGACGCGAAGTAAGTGGCGGCTTCTTCGAATTATTGCTCGGGAAGCCCGACGCTCCAATCATATGGCGGCGCGAACGGCGCGACATTGACGTTCGCGAACGTCAATGGCGGAGTGAATATTCCGGCCAACACGACGTTCGTTCTTTATCTTGGCAATGGCGACGGGATTTCCGACCCTTCACCGATCACGATTGGCGGCGTCACCCTCACAAAATTGTTCAGCGACTTTGGCGGTTACGGCCACATTTCCGAGGGCATGTATTATGCCGACATCGGCGGCGCTTCCGTCACCGACACGCTTGTCTTGCATGTCACGGCATCGACGATAAATTATATCGGCATCGAATGCTGGTATTTGACGGGCGCGGCGACGGGCGGTCCGAGCGCGACGGGAAGTTTCGCAAGCGGCATCGGCGGCGCAGGGCCGACGGTCACGCTGTCAATTCCAACAAACGGCGTCGCTGTCGCGGGATTTTATACCTTCGCAGGAACCGTTCCTTTAAGCCCTGCGGCGACGTTCAGCGGCAGCACGGCGCAGGATGGAAGCACGGCGTCCGGAGGCGTATGCCAGGTTTGGGCGGCCCACTCGACGACGACTGGATCGACGACGATCACCGGGACAAGTTCTTCGGCGAGTTGGCAATATAATTCGTCGAATGGCGCGGCGGCTTGGGCTGCCGTTTCGAGTCCGCTGCTCATGCCCAAGCGCATGGTGATGATGTAATGGGATTCATCACGCGAGCGCTGTATGGGTCAGGCGGCTCGTCCGGCTCGAATCCGATCGGCTGGTATCCGGTCAAGATCGGCGGCGGCGGCTATTGCACTGGCGGGGACATGCACCCCGATGGGACGATGATCACCCGCGTCGACGTCAATTCGCTCTACATCGGCAACGTCACGCTTGGCGCGCCTTGGGTGAACGCATGGAATGCAGCCGGTCTGCCGTCGACGATCACCGGCAATCCGTTCTATGGGTCGGGGTGTTGGGAAGCGCGCATCGCGCCGAGCAATTCGAGCATCATCTACGCGATTTTCGGCGGTCAATCTAACACCGCCTATCTGATCAAGACGACCGACAAGTGCAACACATGGGCGATCTGTCCGTGCTTGACGCTTTTTAACGCTGACCCCAACGGCCCGAACCGGACCGAAGGCCAGAAGATGGCGGTCGATCCGGCCAATGCGAACGTCGTCTATTTCTCCGATTCGGACGGCAACATCTACGTCACGACCGACGGCGGGACGACGTGCACAAAGCTCAACCCCTCGACGATCCCGTCGAGCGCGAGCGCGCATGGCGCGCCGGGCATTGCATTTGACCAGACCAGCGGCACGACGGGCGGCAAGACCAATCGCATCATCATCCCGGTTTTCAATGTCGGCGTCTATATCTCGACGAATGCGGGATCGACCTGGGCCGCGTCGAGCGGCGCGCCGACCGCCATCACAAAAGGCAAGATGGCGTCGGATGGCTATTATTACGCCATCGACGGTGGCCCGAATGTCTATCGCCTTTCGCCTGCGGGCGTGTGGACGACGATCCGCACCTCGGCGAACGGCAACGTCGGGCTCGCGGGCATCGCGTGCGATCCGAACAATGCCGGCCATATGGTTGTCGAGCTTGGCGGCACGTTGTTCGACGAATCCACGAACGCGAATTCTGGCACGCCGACCTGGGGCGGCAACTACGGCTATTACGGGTCCACCACCGATTACAATTCAACCGGCGTGCCGTGGTACCACAACGTTTCCGTCGCCTACCATTTGGCGGGCGGCGCTTGGTATTATTCGCACGGAGACTCGTTCTTCGATCCCAACGTATCAGGCCGCGTCTGGATTTTCTGGGGCTGCGGCGTGATGTATACGAACAGCATCACAGCCGTGACGATCAATCAGCCGTTCTACGACCAGACAGGCGGCATCGAGAATCTCGTCGGCTCGCATGTGACATGGCCGCCAGGATATTATCCGCTGCTCTCGTGCGAAGATCGCGCGATCTGGTGCTTGAGCAGTCCGAACACTTATCCCCAAGGCTACGGGCCGAATTATCAGTATGATCTGCGCCTGGGCATGGGCAACGACTATGCGAAGTCGTCGCCCAATTTCGTCGTCGCGCTCGCGGGCGGGACCGGCGACGGCGGCCCGCTCACGCTTTGGACAGCGACCGATGGCGGCGTGTCCAACACCTGGACGCTTGCGCCGGTGCAACCGTCGCCAAGCTCCGCGTTCTGCAATGGCTCAATCGCCGTCTCGACGCCGCTCAATTGGGTGGTGATCAGCTACGCCGACCAAAAAGCGTATGTGACCCAGGACGGCGGAAATACCTGGTTCACGCCCGCGACGCTGCCGACGGGTAGCGCGTTCACTCCCGCCTATGCGCAATCGGTGCATGCGCGTTGGGCGACCGCCGATCACGTCAACACCGGCACGTTCTATCTTCTCAGCGGCAACGGAGTTTATCGCTCGACGGACGCCGGGTCGACATGGACGTTGATGCTCTCGGGCACCGGGCCATTCAACCCGAATTTCGGCTTCAACGACGTGATCAAGGCCGTGCCTGGGCACGCCGGAAACCTGTTCTATATCCCCGGCCCGATCTTGATGAACCCGACCACGCAGCCGTCGACGTCGGCGAAATTGCTGCGCTCGACCGATGGCGGCGCGACGTGGAACGACGTCAGCAACGGCAGCTATACGATCCTTGGACCGAACGCCTATGGCTTCGGCAAGGCGGCTGTCGGGCAAAGCTATCCAGCGATCATCATGTTCGGATGGATCAACGGCGTCTACGGCATTTGGGAATCGGACGATTATTGCGCGACATGGTTCACTCTCGGAACATTCCCTGCCGGTCGGCTCGACCTCATGAATGATGCGACGGGAAACTTGAACGTCTATCAAGAATGGGTCGTCAGCTTCGGCGGATCGAGCTTGATCCGTTACGGCCAAGCGTCGGGGTATTGATCGATGGCCTATTCGATGACGGCGCTCGGCGCGGTGAGCGCCTTCCCCCTCGCGTCGTCCATCACATTTTCAGCGTTCAATTTCGGAACCGCTGATCCGTCGCGTTTGATCGTCGTTGGCATGAGCATGAGCGGCGGTGGTTCTGCTGGGGTTACTCAGGTCACCATCGGCGGCGTGCCGGCAACGCTGCGTTTTGGCACAATAATTGGCGGGACCGCCGTCAACGGATATAGTTGGTGGGAAGCCCTCGTCCCGACCGGCACAAGCGGCAACATCGTTGTTGGAAACGGATCGACCGATCTAGTCGGCGTTATCGTGCTTGTCGGTTATTCCGTCATTCAGGGCGCTTTTGCGACCGCGCATGGCGGTCAGATCATTCATTCACAACCGCTTGTAAAACCAATTCCGGTCCCGATCGGGGGGTCAGCCGCCGTGCTGGCGTCGGCGCAATACGCAACGACGTCCGCGAGTCAAACTGCGACGTGGACGGGCACCACGAACAGCTCCGGAGACCAACAAAGCGGCTACGTAGGTCAAATCTGGGGCGGCTCATCCCAAGTGACAACGTCGGGCGCAGTTTCAGCGTCCATTTCTCCTGATGCTCTTGACTACGGCGTCATGGGTTATATCGCCTATTATCCGGCGACGGTCGCCGCTCAAGTGATCTCGACGTGGTGCCCTGGAAGCCCTGGCGCGCTCAACCCTGGCTATAGCGGCGCGACGAGCTACACATATACCAATCTGCTCGGCAGCGCCCTTGCGGGAAGCCCGAGCATTCCCGCCGGAACGACGTTCGTGCTATTCATCGGCGCGGGTGTCGAAATCACCGCACCGCCGACCATCGGCGGTGTGACGATGACTAAGGCCACCGGCTCGCTCAACAGCGGTTCGGGCGTCCAGAGATCGGAATTGTGGTATGCCGATCTTGCGTCGGCGACGACGGACACACTGGTCGTCTATTGGGGATCATACAACATTCCAGATTGGGGCCTGGAGTGCTGGTTTCTGACCGGTGCGGCGACGGGAGGACCTGTCGTCACCGCCAGCACTCTCAATCAACAGGGCGTCAATCCGATCAGCATTTCGCTCGCCATCCCCGCCAACGGGCTGGCGTTGGCTGGCTTCTTTTCGGAAAACAATTCCGGCGCTTATCCTGTATCGTCTGCCGTCTCATGGACCAATCTGGCGGCGGACGGCCCGATCTCTTATAGCGCGGGCCAAAATCAAGCATGGGCGACGCACTCCACCGCCACCGGCTCGGTGAGCCTGAGCGGGTCAAGCACGAACGGCGCTGAATGGTCCTATCTTACGAACGTGAGCGTCGGTGCGTGGATCCCCCAAGCGGCGATCGTCCCGCAAATTCTCTCCGTGCAAACGCGCATCATGATGTGATCGGAGCATAAGGAAGCATCATGGCAGACAGCGGCGTACCGCTAAACGTAGGCTCAGGCGGAAAGGTCGTCGACACCGAGACGCTGTCGCCGCGCGGCTTCGACGTCCAGCGCGTGAAGATCGTCACCGGAAACGTCGATGTCGACGGCGGCGACACAAGCCCGACCAACCCGCTTTCGGTCGAGCTTTACGACGCCAACAACAACCCGTTCCCCGTCCCGCCGCCGCTGACCAACGACGCGCCCGGCGCGATGTCGATCGTCGGCGATCCGAGCGGGCCGTATGCTGGCGTAAACATCCTCGAAGCGGTGATGGATTCGGGGACGGGCGAGGCGCTCAACGTCCGCATTTTCAATCCGGAAAAGCGTGACGCGCAAAACGCGACGATTCTGAGCGACGCGCCCGCGCCGATCAATATCTATGGCGCTCTCAACCAATTCATCGTGATCGACACGACCGGATATGAGTCGATCAACATCACGACGCAGGCGCTAGCCGGCAATATCACTTGTTCGAATGACGGCGTGACGTGGTCGGCGCTGACGGGCGTTCCGCTCGTCTTGGGCGCGTATGTGACGGCGGTGGCCGCGAACTTGGGCTATTCGTTCCCCTGCCTCGCGCGCTATTTCCGCATCACGGTCACGGCGGCGGGGACGGCGGTCGCCTATCTCCGCGCGCAGCCTTGGCCGGGCACTTACACGACGTCGGTGCCGACCGCGACCGCGACGAACAACGTCGCCTCCTGGAATGGCACGGCGATCGTCACGGCGGGCGTCGCTGGCACGCTCTCCGTCGGCGGCAACATTGCTGTCGGCTCCGCTCCGACGTTGAATCCCGTCCCGCTGGCATGGGACGGAACGAACACCCGCCGCATCCTGACGGATACGTCGAGCGGCGGCGTGGTTCTCGGATCGAACGCCACAACCAACGGCCAGACCATCGGCCAGACGATCATCACCGCCACAACGGCGGCGGTAACTCAAGTCAAGGCGTCGGCTGGCCGCTTGACGATGCTTTACGTTTCCAACGGCGCGGCGAACGTCGGCTATCTGCACATGCAGAACAATTCCGCCGCGACGACGTCGACTGCTTCGGTCCTGACAATCGCCATCCCGGCGACGGCGGGCGCGAGCATCCCGGTCTTCCTGCCAGAGGGCGGATTATATTTCAGCTCTGGCATCGCCTACACCGTTTCCGGCGCGATTGCGTCCGGCGACACGACCGCGCTGACGTCTCCGTCCATCGCGGTCAATTACGCTTACATTTAAGAAAGGCTCAACCCTATGGCTACTGCGCAAAGTCAGGCCGTCGCAGCCGGTTCGTTCCCGCCTCGCGCGACAGCGGGCAATCCCAACGTGGCGGGCGGCCAATTTTCGGAGCAGCTTGTTTCGGAATTGCTCGGTCGCTACGCCCACATGGCGGAAGGCGGCGTCCTCATGTCGGCGTTCGCCACGATCACGTCGGGCGTGATTTACTCGACGGCGGCGGGCACTGGCGGGCCGCTTCTCTGGAACGGCACGTCCAACAAGAAAGCTCACTTGCTTTCCGTGATGGTCGGCGGCGTGACGACGGCGAACACCGTCGCGACGTCCATCGGCTTGACCGGCAACATCGGCCAGACCGCAGCGCCGACCTCGACGACCGCGATCACCGCTTCCGGCAACATGCTGATCGGCGGCCCCGCCCCTTCGATGAACGTCTACAACGTCGGCACTGTGACCAACGCGGGCAACCGCTTCGCCCCGCTCGGGCCTTACGGCACCGGCGCGATCACCGTCGCGCAGGCTCTCGCGGGCTGGATCGACATCGGCGGCGCGATGGTCGTGCTTCCGAATTCCTGGGCCGCCGTATCGTTCGCGAACACCGCGACAACCGGCGTCATCCAGCTTGGCCTTCTGTGGGCTGAATTGCCGCTCTGATGCTCATAACGAAGGGCTAGGGCGATGCTTCTAGCCCTTCTGCAAAACGTCAATCTCCCCGGCACATACAGCACCGGGGCTCGCGCTCCGTTCTATGCGCCGCGCGGGACGGACGAAATCGGCTGGAATGGTTCGTCAATCGCGATGTCTGTCGCGTTGGGCGCGACCTTAACTCCGGCGAATCAACTGACGTCCAATTTTTATGCGCCACGCGGCGTAGAAGAAATCGCGTGGTCGAACACGGTCGCTGGCGCTCGGACGCTCGCGCTGCTCAGCGCTTCGCCGTTCGTTCCGAAATTCTGGCGCAACAATTACGCGCCTGACCCAGATTGGCAGGGCGCTCCGGTCAACGCCGGAACGTTGAGGCAGCTTGTGGTCGGCGGAAATCCCTTTACGCCGCGCAAATGGAGCATCGACGCTCAAGTCGATGCGACATGGTCCGGCGTCGCTTCGCGCAATTCCGCGTTGCTCGCGCCGGGAACGCAAGCGCCGTTCAAACCAGCATTCGCCTTTGTGCGCGCCGCCGACGATTCGGTTTGGACCGGCGCGCCCTCTGCGGCGATCATGTCCGCTCCGGCGCAATCGACGCCGCGCGCGCCATTCTACACGCCGCGAGGTTTTGACGTCGATCCTTGGTATGCCGCGCCGACCTCGTCGTTCAATGCGTTGCAATATGTTTCGGCTCTCTATGCGTATCAGGCTCCGAACTGGAACGCCCTAGCGGCGTTCAACGACGATCCGTATTGGCGCGGTCAGTCGAGCGCGTCGCTGGCGATTCTAAACAGTTCGCAAACGGCGCAAACGATCCCCGGCGCGACTTTCTATGCGCCGCGTGGCGTAGAGGCGGATTTCTGGTCTGGCGCTTCGTTTGCGTCTCCGGCGATGCTTCACGCCGCTGCGTCGGTCAATCCATTCTTCGCTCCGATGCGCCGTGTTGATTTTTCACCGGAGCCGGATTGGCACAGCGGGCCTTCGGCGGCGCGTTCGCTCGCGATGTTGTCGTTCTCGCCAACGTCGCGCATGCCGACATGGAAGCTCGATCATACGCCTGATCCGAATTGGTCTGGCTCTCCGCTTTCGGCCAACCTGATCCTCAAGCTGGCGACGGGCGGTCAGCCTAACCCGCGCTTCTGGCGCGGGGACGTCGTCCCTGATCCGGCCTGGTTCACCGCCTCGCCGGTCGTGAATCGGGCGCTCCTGGCCACGCTAGGCGTTCCTACGCCCTTCCAGCAAAACTGGATGCGCGCGGACCACACTCCTGACCCGGTTTGGTTGGGGACGCCTTCGGGCTCGTTGGTCATTCCGATCTTGACGGGCGGCGGCAAGCCGCTGGCGACGCCGACATCGCGTTTCATCGTCACGCCGGATGACGCCGCGTTCTGGCGCCCGACGATTGGCGCAAACGCCCTTCTGGCGGCGATCTCGCCGGTCCCTGGGCGGTTGTGGCGGCAGGACGTCGCTGCCGATCCTACGTGGTCCCCCGCGTTCGGGACGAACCTTCCGCTGATTACGCGGACGCCGTTCGCCCCGAAGTTCTGGCTTTCGGGCCTGACGCCGGAGACGCTTTGGACCGGCGCGCCCGTCGGCCTCAACAAGCCGCTGGTCGCCTCGTTGGGCGCGCCGGTCCCGTTCGTCGCGCTGATCCGTAGGGACAACCCCGGCGATTACAGCGTGCAGATTTGGACGCGCGCGACGCAAAGCGGATTGCTGCTGTTGCCGCTCTCGACGCCCACTCCGGGCTTCGCTCGGGCAGGGAACTCGGCGAACTTCATCGCCATCGCCAATAACGTCTTGACCTGGACAGCCAAAGTGAGCAATGCGCAATGAACACCTACACAGCGGGCGATCTCTTGACGCTCTCTGTGGCGTTCACGAATAATGCGGGCGTCCCGATGGCTCCCACGACTGTCACCTTGCGCGTTCAAACGCCGGATTACGTCATCACTGATCTCTCAGGAACGATCGTTCCTGGAACGACGGGAAACTACAGCGCCTTGTTTTCAGCAGTGCAAGTCGGGGTCCATCAATATGAGTGGATTGGGACGGGTGCCGTTCAAGTCACGGTCGTGGATTTATTTCTCGTGAACCAAGCTCAATTCTAGCCATGCGAAGAGGTGACAGGCGATGCCGATCAAAGAGTGCACCCTACCATCAGGCGGCCAAGGCTGGCAGTGGGGCGACTCCGGCAAGTGCTACGCCTCCCGCGCCGACGCCGAAAAGCAGGCCCAAGCCGCTTACGCCAACGGCTATGGCGGGGACGTTCTGGCCTTTGATCGTGGATCACTGCGAACGGTTGACTCAGATGGGCACATGCACATCGCGTCGTCAATCATCTCTGCAGCCCAAGTCAACGATTATCTAGGCCGGGAGATCCCCGACTATGAAAGGCTCGGTCTCGCCCCGGAGCAGCGTTATGCATTGCTGCGCGATCCGGTCGAGCTGGAGAAGGCCGCCAAGACCTTCCACGGCAAGCCGCTGTTGATCGTCCATCGGCCACAGGTCGCGGGCGATCATGATAAGTCGATCGTCGTCGGATCGGTCAATAATCCCGAATGGGACAACCCGAACGTCAAGGCGGAGTTGACCATCTGGGACGCAAAGGCGATCGCAGCCATCGAGTCGGGCGAGCAGAAAGACCTTTCAGCAGGCTATCGCTATGTGCCTGTGATGGAAGCGGGAACCTACAACGGCGTGCGCTATGACGGGCGCATGACGGAAATTGAAGCCAACCACGTCGCCCTCGTGTCGCAAGGACGCGTCATCGGGGCGATGGTCGGAGATGAAGCATTGAAACCCACAAGTGTTCAAAAGGAGAAAAACCGAATGTCCAGCATCGTGCTGAGCCGCAAGGCCGCCGTTTCCAAGGGCGCGCTCTTGGCCTACCTGCGTCCTAAGATGGCCGCAGATGCCTCCATCGATCTCGATCCGATCGTCTCGAAGCTCGATTTCAAGAATTTCAAGGAATCGAAGGTCAGTGTCTTCGCCGAACTCCGCAAGGAGCTCGACGGCAAGCTGGCGAAAGACGCCAAGATTGATGATCTGACCAAGTCGCTCGACGCCATGGAAGATGACGACACGGCGGAAGACGACTGGGACGACGACAACGACAAAAAGAAGAAGGACGAAGACGACGCCGAAGACGCCGCTGAGGAAGACCTCGACGACGAGAAGGCCTCCGCTGGAGAAAAGGAAGCGGAAAAGAAGAAGCAATCAGCCGTCAAGGCCGACAAGCGCGCCAAAGACAAGGCAGCTAAGGACAAAGCCGCCAAGGACGCCGAAGAGGACGACAAAGACTCCAAGGGCGGTGGCGAGAAGGGCGAGAGCATCACGAAGGGCGCCATGGACGCGGCCATCGCGAACGTCCGCAAGGAGCAGCGCGAGCTGCGCGAGGCTGAACGATTCGTCGCTCCCTACGTCGGTGAGATCGCCATCGCTTGCGACAGCGCCGAACAGGTCCACCGCGCCGCGTTGAAGATCCTTGGCGTCAAGAACGCTGAAAAGGTCCATGCCAGCGCCCTCACGACGCTCATCTCGATGCACCCGACCATTTCCGCCCGCAAGCGCGACAACGCGACGCTGGCGGCTGACGCCGCTCCGTCGGATGACTTCCTGACGCGCTTCCCCGATGCCGCCCGCATCGGCGTCGCGTAACATCTCACAAAAGGACACTTCATCATGCCTTTCCAGACTTTGGTCAACACGCTTCCGGGCGTCGCCGTCGCGGGCGACTTCGCGAGCCACAATCCCCGCGTCACGGTCAATGCTGGCCCTGGCGGACTCATCGCCGGTTCGGCAGGCGTGACGGTTGGCCGTTTCGGCTGGTTGCTTTCGTCGCTGATCGATCCGGACAATGCTCCGATCATCGTCAACTCGTTCGGCGCTGGCGCGGTCGGCGGCTTTGTTGGCCGCGCGCTCCAGGGATTGAACACGACGTTTCTTTCGGACTCAACGCAGCTCATTCCTTCGGGCTTCATGGTTCCGCTATTCTCGGAAGGCGACTTCTGGGTGAAGAACGAGGGCGCGACCTATTGCCAAGCTGGGCAATATGCCTACGCCGCTTTGGCTTCGGGCGCGGCGAGCTTCGCCACCGGCCTGTCGGCTGCAGGCACCGTCACCGCCGCTACGTCGGCTGTGGCCGCCTCGACCTTCTCGGTCACCGCGACGGTCATCGGCAACGTTATGACGGTCACTGCCGTCGGCTCGGGCTCGGTCTATCCCGGCGCGACGATCTCTGGCACCGGCATCTCGACCGGCAACCAGGTCGTCTCGCAGCTGTCCGGCACGGCGAACGGCATCGGCACCTATTCGGTCTCGATCGCTGAACAGAACGCCGCTTCCACGACGGTCTCCGGCACCTATGGCACGCTCACCCTTGGCGCGACGCCTTCGGGCCAGTTCCTCCTCGGCGCAGTCATTTCGGGCACCTCTGTGGTGGCTGGCACGACCATCACCGCCTATATCGCTGGCTCCGGCACCGCGAACGGCAACACGCTCGTCGTGAACAACAACACCGTTGTCTCTTCGACGACGATCACCGCGACCACGAACGTCGCCACCAAGTTCCTCGCGATGTCGTCTGGCGGCGTCGGCGAACTGGTGAAAATTTCCTCATGGCCGCTCGGCTGATCGGAGTAATTGAATCATGAACACGTTTGAAGCACAATCGCAGTGGGCCGCTGACCGCGCCCACCTCGCTTCTCGCGGCATCGTCTTCCCTGATGTCACGAGCTACGTCACGCCTGAGATGAAGCGTGACTACAGGATCGCGATGGACGCCGTGCCGGCCATCGGCTCTTCGCCCAATTCGGCGCTGCCGATGATCTTCACGACCTTCGTCGATCCGGAAGTCGTGCGCTTCGCCTTCGCGCCCGTCGCCGCCGCCAAGATCTTCGGCGAGCGCAAGATGGGCGACTGGCTGATGGACACCGCGATGTTCTCCGTCGTGGAAGCCACCGGCGAGACGTCGGCTTACGGCGACTTCGTCGAGAATGGCCGCGCGGGCGTCAACCAGAACTTCCCGCAGCGCCAATCGTTCCATTTCCAGGTCATCGAAGAATACGGTGAACGCGAATTGGAGCGCGCTGGCCTGACCAAGATCAACTACGTGTCCGAAGTCAATCGCGCTTCGGCGGAGAACTTGGCCCGCTTCGGCAACTACTCCTACTTCTTCGGGCTCCAGGGCCTGCAGAACTACGGAGCGTTGAACGACCCGAGCCTCCCCGCTTCGCTCACGCCTTCGACCAAGGCGGCGGGCGGCGTCCGCTGGATCCTTTCGACTGGGGCCATCAACGCGACCGCGAACGAGATCTACGCGGACATCCAGGCGATGTTCTATCAGCTCGTCCTCCAGAGCGGCGGCGTTGTGCAGGAGGAGGATGAATTGATCCTCGCCCTCGCGCCCATCGTTAAGGTGGCGCTGACCGCGACCAACTCGTTCGGCGTCGATGTCTACAAGCTGTTGATGCAGAACTTTCCAAAGCTGAAGGTCGAGACGGCTGTGCAGTATGGCGCTTCGAGCGCGCAGAACCCGCAGGGCCTCGCCGCTGGCAACTTGGTGCAGTTGATCGCGAAGAAGATCGACGGCAACGACACTGTGTTCTGCTCGTTCACCGAGAAGATGCGCGGCCACAAGATGGAGGTGAAGACTTCCAGCTACAAGCGCAAGATCACGAGCGGCACCTGGGGCGCGATCATTCGCTATCCCATGGCGATCGCCTCGATGCTCGGCGTCTGATCCAAGTACTCAAAAGAGGAGCGCAAAACTATGGCTGCAACAGTGACGGTCGCCTGCAAATATCCGCCAGGCATCATCATGCGAGCGGGCCAATTCGTCACGCGTCAAGTCCCTGTCTTGGGCGGCGGGATGCGTGACGAAAAAGTCTGGCAAGCGTCGAACAAGCGTGTGGAGATCAAGGGGCCTCGCCGGGGCGTCACGGGCGGCGACGATCCTGCTTCTCCGAACAACGACGGTTACGCCTTGACCTTCGGAGTGGACGCCGACATCGTCGCGCAATGGATGAAGGACAACGCTGATTCAGACCTCGTTCTGAATGGCCTCGTCATCGTCCACGGCGACATGAAGGAGATCAAGGCTCAAACTAAGGCGGGCCGCGATCAGAAGACAGGCCTTGAGCCGCTCTCGCCCTCAGGCGACACGCGCGTGCCCAAGAACGTCTCCCGCGTGACCGAAAAGGCGGCTTGATATGGGGGCGATCGCCGCTTTCTCCAGCCAGGCTTTCTTGGCGCGCTATCCGGAGTTCTCGACGGTCGCCTCCCTCTCGCTCCAATTGTGCTTCAATGAAGCGACGCTGTTCCATGCGAACGATGGGACTGGCCCGATCAATGATCCGGGCGTCCAGCTCCAGCTGCTCAATATGGCGACAGCGCACATCGTCGCGCTCAATTTCGGCGTCAATGGGCAGGCCCCGACGCAAGTTGTCGGCCGTCTTGCTTCAGGGGCTGAGGGCTCTGTGAATGGCTCATTTGAGATGAAAGTCCCCGACGGGACAGCGCAGTACTGGAACCAAACCAAGTACGGCGCGGCCTACTGGGCGGCGACGAACCTTTATCGGCGCTTCAGTTACCGCGCCAATCCATCTCCCGTGGTCCAGGGTGGGCGCTTCGGAGTCTATTGATGGCTTCCTCAGTCTCGGGCGGCGGCAAGTTCGGGCGGGCCTTAGACGCGATCTCTGGCAAGCTCGGCAATGCCAGCGAAGTCCAAGTCGGCTTCCTCGAAGGGCAAACCTATCCGGACGGCACTTCCGTCCCGATGGTCGCGGCGATCAATGAGTTCGGCGCGCCTTCGCGCAATCAGCCGCCGCGCCCGTTCTTCCGGCGCATGATCGCGGAGAAGAGCTCATCTTGGCCGAAAGCGATAGCCGATCGCTTGAAGGCGAATGAATTCGACGCACGCGCCACGCTTGAAGAAGTTGGGCAGGGCGTCGCAAGTCAATTGCAAGACTCGATCGACAAGTTGGTCTCTCCTCCGCTCGCGCCCTCGACCATCGCAAGGAAGGGCTTCGATAAGCCCCTCATCGACACCGGACAGATGCGCAATTCTGTCAGCCACATTGTCAAAGAATAAGAAGGACAATCCTCTATGGGAACGTATCTTTTCAGCCAGCTCGGCGATCTCAATAGCACGGCGTTGCCGTCAGATACCGCGACAGTCTTCGGCGGAGCTCCCGTCGCCAGCGCCGCGACGATCCGTAATGACGGAACGATCTATGGAGAAATTGTCGCCTCACGCAATCCTGGCGGCACGGCAGGCGATTACGTCGTCGGCGTCTATACGCTTCCCGCCCTCAGCTTCGACATCGCCCGGCGCGGTGTCAACATCGTCGCGCAAGGCAGCGTGGCCAACAACACTAATTCTAAGCGCATCAAGATGTTTTGGGGCTGCACCTCGGCTGTGGTCGGCTCCGTTGTCTCCGGCGGAACGCTCATCAACGACACTGGCGCCTACACCACCACTGGCGCAGCGGGATGGGCGCTCGAGACCAACGTGCTCAAATATGGCGCTGCAGGATCGAACACGCAGCTAGCCGCCGTAGTCAATTGCCAGATTGGAGCGGCGGCTTCTTCCCTGATCGTCCCTGTGGCCTTGACTGCTCCTGAAAACGCTCCGATCATTATCGCCATCACTGCCAATGCGGCGACGGCAGCGACAGATATCATATATAATATATTGCTGATCAACGGGGCCAATTGACATGGCAGTTTACTTTTTCACCAATCTCGGCGATGTTGCCAGCAATGCTCTGCCTCCGGACACCGCTACGCGCTTCGGCGGCGCTCCGATCGCCACTGCCGCTGTAGCCCGCGACGCGGGGAACATCTACCGCAATTCGCCAAACCCCGGCGTCAGCCCGAGCACGATCAACGGCGACTACGTGGTTGATGTCTTCAAGATCCCTGGCGGATCGCTCGATCAAGTTGGGCGCGGCCTGAACATCGTCGCCGCTGGAAACGTCGCCGCTAACACCAACTCCAAGCGCATCAAGATTTGGTGGAACGCTACTACTCCAGTCGTCGGCTCGCTTGTTTCAGGCGGAACATTGCTCGCTGACACTGGCGCTTATACGACCAATTTAGCGACGGCCTATCAGCTGTCTGGAAACGTCTTTAAGACTGGCGTCCTCAACCAGCAATCATTGATTCACGAGACTGCGCAAGTTGGCTTGCAGATCGGGGCTCTTGTGCCTTGCTCTGTGGTGACTGTCACGGAAGCGAGCGATATCTGGATCGCCATTACGGCCAACGCCGTCACGACGACGACCGACATCGTCCACTTCTTGACTGAAGTCTATGGAATGAACTGACGTGAACCTTCACGGCGTTGTCTCGGGCGCGATCGCGGCCATCAATCCATTCATCAGCGTTTCCATTCAAGTCAGCAATGGATACACGACGAACGGAGACGGCTCGCGTTCGCCCGCCTACCTCGCCGCGCAGGTCGTCTCAGCGCAAGTCCAGGCGCTGCAATATACCGATATTATGCAAGCGGATGCCATGAACATTCAAGGCACTCGCCGCAAGCTCTACATCAACGGCGCGATCAATGGGCTCGTCCGCCAGACCGACAAGGGCGGGGACTTGGTCACGCTCCCTGACGGGACGGTTTGGAAGGTCGCCTTCGTCGCAGAGCAATGGCCGGATTGGTGTTCGGCGGTCATCACCCAACAAAACGGAAGCTGATCAATGATCGACCCTCGCTGGATTCCGCTCGGTTATCAGCAATTGACGAGCATGTCCTCCGCCACGCCGCTAACGGTCCCGGCAGGCACGACGCTCGCAATTTTCAAGGCTGAAGCACAGAGCGTCCGTTGGCGGGATGATGGAACTGCCCCGACAGCGACTGTCGGAATGTTGCTAGCGACCACTGACACGCCGATCTTCTATTACGGCACCATTGTCAATTTGCAGTTCATTCAGGCGACGGCTGGCGCAATTCTGAACGTCACCTACTACAAGTAAGATGGCTGTCCCGGTCCCGAACAATTCCAGCCTGCAGACGGCGCTCCGCTCGTTCTTGCTGTCGGTCGTCCCTGCTGGCGTCGAGGTGATCGAAGGTCAGGATTCACGTGTAAGCGAGCCTTCGTCCACTGACTTCATCATCATGACGCCGATCTTGCGATCACGCCTTGAGACAAATTTCGTCGCTTGGGCTGACGTCGCCTTCACCGGCTCGATCTCCGGCACGACGTTGACTGTCAGCTCGATGCAGTTCGGGACGATCCTCCCCGGTTCGACGCTTTGGGGCATCAATGTCGCCGCTGGGACGACGATCATCAGCGGGCCTGGCGGAGTGGGCTCCTATGTTGTTTCCGTGGCGCAGAGCTTGGCTCCCCAGACACTTGCAGCCGGGAACATCACCTTGGCGCAACCTGTCCAGGTGACCATGCAATTGGACATCCACAGCGCCAACGTCGCCGACGCCGCTGACATGGCCGCGACGATCAGCACTTTGTTCCGCTCGGAGATCGGGACGAACGCCCTTGAGGCAGTCTCGCTGAACTTCGATCCGCTCTACGCCGACGAACCCAGGCAAGTGCCTTTCCAGAATGCTGAACAGCAATGGGAGAGCCGTTGGGTGGTCGACGCCGTCATGCAAACGACGCAAGTCGTAACTTGGCCCATGCAGTTTATGGGCGCTGCTTCCGTCACCATTTACCCGCCGCCCGTTTAGCGGTCCGCCCTCTCACCCTGGAGTCATCCTGTGGCCACAATTCCTGCCTCAGCAATCGTTCAAGTCCTTCCGAACGTCATTTCGGCGGGCGGCAGCGCTCTCGTTCTCAATGGCATCATGCTCACCCAGAGCTACCGCGTGCCGATCGGCACAGTGCAGTCATTCGCCACTGCTGCGTCTGTCGGCGCGTTTTTCGGGCTGACTTCGCAAGAATACCTCAAGGCGCAGATCTATTTCGGTGGCTTCACCGGATCGACGCAGCTCCCCGGCTCGTTGTTGATCGCCCAGTACCCACAAACGTCTGTCGCTGCTTGGCTGCGCTCTGGCCCGATCTCGGGCTTGTCGATTGCGCAGATCCAAGCGCTGACGGGCTCGATCAACATCACTGTTGATGGCTATCCTCGCACCGCTGCTTCTGTCAATCTTTCTTCGGCCACGAGCTACACCGCCGCCGCGACGCTGATCCAAACTGCGCTCAACACCACTGAGCCCACGGAAGCTGTGATGACGGGCGCGATCGCCCCGGTCACGTCGAGCTTCACGGCGTCGATCGCGGAAGACGTCATGACTGTCACGGGCACGGTCACGGGCACGCTCGCCATCGGGACGATCATCACCGGCACAGGCGTGACTGCAGGCACGCAGGTGCTGGCGCAGCTTTCGGGCGTCGCTGGCGCAGCGGGAACTTACGCCGTTTCGATCATCCAGGCAGTCGTCTCCACGGCAATTTCCGGGAGCTGCGGCATCTTGACGGTCTCGGCGGTCACTTCCGGAACTGTCTCTGTCGGACAGACCGTGACCGGAACCGGCGTCACCGCTGGCACCGTCGTAACTCAGCTCGGCACTGGCGTCGGCCTGACAGGCACTTATTACGTCTCGCCGACACAGACTGCTTCTTCTACGACGCTGACCTTCACCGCGACGAACATCACAGTTACTTATGATTCCGTGAGCGGCTCGCTGTTCTTCACGTCGGGCATCACCGGCGCAGCTTCGACGATCGCTTATGCGACCGGCACTCTTTCGGCGTCGCTCAACTTGACGTCTGCGACCGGCGCAGTCCTCAGCCAAGGCTCGATCGCGCAATCGCCCTCGACCTTCATGACGGGCCTGATCGCCGTCACGCAGAACTGGGCGAGCTTCTTCACAGTGTTCGATCCGGACGACGGCAACGGCAACGTCCAAAAGCAGGCGTTCGCCGCTTGGACGAGCTTGCAAAACAACCGCTATGTCTACATCGCTTGGGACTCCGACGTCACGCCGACAGCCTCCAACGCCGCGACGGCGAGCTTGGGCTACATCTGCGGGCCGAATGGCCTCAACTATTATGGCGTGTGCCCGATCTATGATCCGAGCAATGTCGGCATCGCGGCCTTCGTCGCCGGTTCGATCGCCTCGGTCAACTTTTCGGCTGTCAATGGGCGCATCACCTTCGCCTTCCGATCGCAAGCGGGCCTCCCGGCGACGGTCACCAATCAGCAAGTCGCCGCGAACCTCATCGCGAACAACTACAACTTCTATGGCGCCTACGCAACGGCGAATCAAAGCTGGATCTTCTTCTACAACGGCCAAGCGACCGGAAATTTCCTGTGGTTGGACTCGCTGATCAATCAAATCTGGCTCAACAACCAGTTCCAGCTCGCATTGATCTTGATGTTGCAGAACATCAACTCAATCCCCTACAACGCGGCGGGTTATGCGATCATGCAGGCAGCGCTTCTAACGACGATCAATCAGGCGCTCACCTTCGGTGCGATCCGTGCAGGCGTGCCGCTCTCTTCGTCTCAGGCGATCCAAGTCAACACGGCGGCGGGTTACCGCATTGACGATGTGCTCTCGCAGCGCGGGTGGTATGTTCAGGTGCTCGCAGCCACGCCGCAAGTGCGCCAAGCGCGCGGAACTCCTCCGTTCAACTTCTGGTATGTTGACGGCCAGTCCGTCCAGCAGATCACGCTCAATTCCATCGAACTCGTCTGATAGCCAGACAACAACGAGGTTCCTCAAATGGCTTCGATCACTTCAGCCAATGCCGTTCTCATGCTGGGGGTCAACTCGATCTTCCCTGTCCCTCAGCAGCTTCAGGGCTTCGCCGCCGACGACATCTTCGACATCGATCCGCTGGAGGCGGCGGAGGTGATGATGGGCGTGGACGGAACGCTTTCGGGCGGCTTCATCTACGTTCCTGTCAAGATGAAGATCGCGCTTCAGGCAGACTCGCCCAGCAACTTCATTTTTGAAACGTGGTGGAAGTCGCAAAAACAAATTGTCGACGTCTACTTCGCCACGGCCACGGTCACGCTTCCTTCCGTCAACAAGACCTATTCGCTGAACAACGGATTGTTGACCACCTACCCTTCGACGTCGAACGCGAAGCGCGTCTTGCAACCCCGAATCTATGAAATCACATGGGAGAGCATCGTCCCCTCGCCGATCTCATCGACCGGCCACTAAGTTTTCTTCTCACACTCATGGAGGCATTGAGTGGGCAGCAGGCGCGAGATTGATTTCACGGTCACAGACGAAGGCCGTGATCAGGGTAAGGTCTTCCACATCACCGAGATGTCGGCGCTCCAAGCGGAGCGTTGGGCCGTCAAGGCGTTGCAAGCGGCGGCGCGCGGCGGCGTAGATATCGACGACAGCGCCATCAGTTCCGGGATGCAAGCTGTGGCGGTCCTTGGCATCAAGGCTCTGATGTCGGCCAACTACTCAGACATCGAGCCGTTGATGGCGGAGATGTTGCGATGCGTGACGGTCAAGCCGGACCCTCGCAATCCCTCGCTCACGCGCCCGTTGATTGAAGACGACATCGAGGAAGTGCGCACTCTTTTGACCCTCCGCATGGAGGTGATAAACATCCACCTAAATTTTTCTACGCCCGTCGGCTCATCGAATTCGACGTCAGCGACGTCGCCCCGACCGACGGACTCCTCGAATACCCCAATGTCCCGCGCTCCATCGGAACAGCAATTTCGTGTGGCAAGGCCACGATGAGCGAGCTGGGCACAACCCTCTCAATCGTTGATCTGTACGACATCCTGGAGGTGATCTCCGTGGACGCCCACAACGCGCGCGTGCTCCGTCGCCGCAATCAGCGGAAGCGCTGATCCATGAACATCATCGACTCACTCGTTGTCACGCTCAAGCTGGACGACAGCCAGTTCAACAAGGGTAAAGCTGCTGCGATCAGCGCCTTCGACAAAACGAAGCAGGCGGCAGTCAAGGCGACGAAAGACGTCGACGAAAGCACCAAGAAGCTCGCCGACAGCTTCACCAAGCTGCGCAACGAGGCTCTGGGCTTCTTCGCCATTCTATTGGGCGCTCGCGGCATCAAGGAGTTTGTCGCAGGCATCACTGGCGCCAATGCGGAGCTCGGGCGCTTCGCCGACAACATGGGTGAGTCGTCGCAGACGATCGCCGCTTGGGGCATGGCAGTCGAGCGCGTCGGCGGATCGAGCAAAGACGCTGAAGCATCATTCAAGACAATCGCCAAGGCGCTCTACGATCTTCACCAGAACGGCAAGGCCCTTCCGGACGAATTCTATCGCCTGCAAGCGGCCACGAATTTCAAGATTGACACAGAGCACGGCGCGGCGAAGTTTTTGAGCGACACGGCGGCGGCGCTGAAGGCGCTCTATGACGTCGATCCGACGAGGGCCTACTTCATCGCCCAAGGCATGGGCATTGATGAATCGACTGCCAACTTGATGTTCAAGTATGGCGCAGGCATCGGGAAGGTCGTCGAGGAGACCAAAAAGCTCGCGCAATCGAACGGCGCGATCAAGGCCGCGCAGGACCTTTCTGCTGCTTGGGTCACTCTTCAGCAGAACGCGATCTCGCTCGGGAACGCGATCGTCTCGAACCTTTCTCCGGTCATTGTCCCGCTTCTTGAACAGATGTCGAAATGGCTGCAGGCGAACCGAGAACTTATCCTCTCTAAGGTCAATGAGTACGTCGAGCAATTCTCCAAGTGGCTGGCGACGATCGATTGGGTGTCAGTCGGCAACGGCGCGGCGGAGTTGGCGAAAGACTTAGTGGCGGTCGCGCAGGCGCTCGCTGATATCGTCAAGTTTGTCAGCGACAACGCCTTCGTCAATTTCCTGAACAAGTTCTCTGCTGGTGCAGACAAGGTCGGCGCTGACATCGGTAAGGAATGGGGGACCGACAAGATCGGTCCCGCGATCAAGGGCTGGTTCGGCGGCGGCAGTTCTGGATCTCAGGAAGATCGTGGCACCCGCGCCCACCCGATGGTGGTCGAGCCTGCCAACCCGAGCACGTCGAGCGGCGGCTTGTGGGAGTGGCTATTCGGCAAGTCGGATGGCAGCGGTGGCGGCGGGATCTTCGGCGGTTTGACAGGGTTGTTCAGCGGCGGAGCAAAAGCTGCAAAGGGGGATTTGGGCGCAAATCAGAACGAAGTCTACAAGACTGCTCGTTCGGAAGGATTGAGCGACAACGCCGCCCGCGCGCTCGCCGCGAATTTCTCTGGTGAGTCCCTGGCCAATCCAGCAGATCGCTCTGGCGACAACGGACAAGCTCAAGGCATCGCGCAATGGCACCCGGGCCGTGCAGCTGCGATAAAGGCTCAATTCGGAAAAGACCCTGCAGACATGACCGTGGCGGAGCAAACGCGCGCTGCCATTTGGGAGATGAAGACAAATCCGGACTATGCTCAGTCTTGGGCAGCTCTCAATAGCGGCATGCGCCCTGAGCAAATGCTCGGAGCTCTCGTGAGCAATTACGAACGCCCTGCGAACACAATGGCGGCGCTCCAGGAACGGCAGCGTTACTTGGCGGGGCTCCCAGCGAGCATGGGAGGAAATGGCGGATCGATGTGGGCAGGATCGGACTTGCCGAACGGCATCCCGCAAGGCGGCGCTTCACTTTCGACGATGGGCATGGCACATCCTGTCACGACGAGCTCTTCTTCGAACTCAATCAACATCTCGCGCCTCGACGTCAATGCGCCGCAGGCCACGGACGCCAATGGCATCGCCGGAGCGATCTCTGACGCGCTCGCGCGTTCGACCTTTTCGATGATGGCGCAGAGCGGTCAGGCATGACCTTCCCCGTCAACGTCCCGAACGTCCCTGGTGTTCCGCAAGTCACCTTTGCGACGGGCGCAGTCACGCAAGCTCTTTCGTTCCTTACTTCTGACAGCGTCAGCGGCTATTTCGGCTTCTCCTCGCAGTGGGGCATCTTCCAGGGCGGTGCACCGATCATCGTCGCCGACTCTGTCGTCGGAATGGATTATAAGCAGGAATGGTCATTGTCTGACTATCCCGTCGAACAAGGGGCCTTCGCCACCTACGACAAAGTGGCCTTGCCATTCGACGTCCGTGTGCGGTTCACGGCAGGCTCGATCTCTTCTCGGGACGCGCTGTTGAATTCGTTGGCTGCTGTGGCGGGAACAACGCAACTATTCGACGTTGTGACGCCTGAAGTCGTCTATACGAGCGTGACGATCACGCATTACGATTACCGCCGCACTGCTCGAAGCGGCCTAGGATTGTTGCAAGTGGACGTCTGGTGCCTTCAAGTCGCTCCGAATGGCTCTTCTACCGCCGCCACCACGACAGCCGCTCCTGACGACGCCGCTGCAGCTCCTGGCGGAGCTGTGCAGCCTGGAACGCCCTCGACGAGCCAGGTGACGGTCGCCTCCAACGGCGTCGCGACTGGGCCATGGTGACGCGATGCAAACTGTCCCGCTTCAAGCTGTCGCAAACCAGACAGTGTTCGTCACGCTTGGCACGCAAAATTGCCAGATCAACGTCTATCAGAAATGGTCGGGACTTTTCGTCGATCTTTACGTAAACAACTCCATCATCGTTTCAGGCGTCCTGGCGCTCAATAAGCGGTACATCGTGATCTCGCCTTATCTAGGCTTCTCAGGCGATTTGATGTTCATCGACAACATCGCCAGCACTGATCCTTACTACACAGGCCTAGGAGCGCAGTACACGCTGATGTATCTCGCCCCTGCAGACATCACCGCCAACTACCCGTCGACTTAATATGTCGTTCACGAATAAGCTTCTGACGGTCACGCTCGATCTCGCCGCAGGGAAGTTCTCGGGCGGCGGCAACACGACGACGATCGCCAATTTACGCATGTCGGCGACGATCATTTCTGTCGGCGGCGCTTCGTCGGGGAATATGGAACTCGCGATCTACGGCCTCCCGCTCACGCTCATGAATCAAATGAGCACGGTCGGCACGCAGTTGGATCAACAAGACAAGAACAAGATCTCAGTTCAAGCAGGTGACGCGCAAAGCGGACAGACGTTGGTGTTCCAAGGGTTGATCCATAATGCCTTCGTGGACGCCCAAGCGATGCCGCAAGTGTGCTTCCGCATTTCAGCAGTTCCGGGCGGCGGCTATTGGGCTGTTGAGCCGGTTCCACCGATCTCGCTGCCTGGCTCGCAAGACGTCGCCGGAATGATGGGAAAGTTGGCGGGTCAAATGGGCCTCACGCTGGAGAACAATGGCGTAAACGTCAAGCTTGTCAATCCCTATTATCCAGGGTCGCCCTGGACACAGGCGGTCCGCATCGCTAAGCACGCGAACATCGAGATGGTGGTCGACAAGGGCGTTCTGGCGATCAGTCCCGCTGGGACGCCGCGCAATGGATCGTCCCCGATGATCTCGCCGACGTCGATGCCGCCGATGGTGGGCTATCCGGCCTTCCGTCAGGCTGGCATAATTGTCAAGTCGCAATTCAATCCTGCCGTGAAAGTCAACGGAACAATCCAGGTGCAAAGCTCGCTGACTCCGGCGAATGGGACCTGGATGGTGACGCGGATTGTTTATGAGCTTGAATCGCTGATGCCGCATGGACGCTGGTTTCAGACGATGGAGGCGACATTGGCCAAAGGAAATCAGGACCCAGCATGAGCGGCGTCGCCGGACAGCTCGGACTAACGGACAGCGCGAGCCTTTATCACCAAATCAACTTCTTGGTGCAGCAGGCGCTCTCGCATGTGCGCACGAGCGTCCCTGTCAAGATTATCGCCGTTCACGGCGGCGGCGTCGGCGCTGCGCCGACAGTCGACGTTCAAGTGATGATTAAGCAGATGGACGGAACCGGGACAGCCTCGTCTCACGGAACCGTCTTCGGCATCCCGGTCGCCCGCAACCAAGGCGGCGGTAGCGCCATTATCAACGATCCAGTCGTCGGCGACATCGGTCACCTCGTCGTCAGCGACAGGGACATTTCCGCCCTCAAGGCGAATAACGGCGCAGAGTCGAATGCAGGCTCCTTCCGTCGCCACGATCTCGCAGATGGCGTCTATCACGCCGCGATGAGCAATCCGGCGACTCCGGTTCAGTACATTCAATTCGGCTCTAACTTCGTCGAGATCCACGACGTAAACGGAAATGTCATCCGGATGCAATCTGACAAGGTCTACATCAAGCCGAAGGCGGGAAATTTCATCTTCCTGGGCGGTGACGGCGTGACAGGATCCTATGATTTTGTGAATACAATCTCCGGGCCTTCAATCAACACCAAGGCGCGTTACGCGTGAGCAGCCAATCCCTCCTTCTCGACACAGCCGCATGGGACATCGCGCTCGACATCAGCGGCAACATCGCCGTAGCCAGCGCGCCCTACGCCATTGCGCAAGATGCGGCGTGCGAGATCAAGTTGTTCGTCGGCGAGGCATACTACGACACTGGACGCGGCGTCCCTTATTGGCAGAGCGTGCTCGGGCACAATCCGCCCTTGAGCCTTGTGCGCGCCTATATGATCCGCGCCGCCTTGCTCGCGCCGGGCGCAGTCGCTGCTTCGGTATATTTCACTTCATGGGTCAACCGAGTTTTGATGGGGCAAGTTCAAGTGACCAATAAAACCGGCACGACCAGCGTGGCGTCTTTCTGATGGCGACAAACGTCCCCGCCCTAACCTTCACGGCGACTGGCCCGGTCGCGCCTTCGTCGGCGGCTGTGCTGGCGGGCGTGAATGCTGACCTCAATGCAGCTTTTGGCGGACAGCTCAACCCTTCCCCAGCGACGCCCCAGGGCCAGCTCGCGACTAGCCTGACGGCGCTCCTTGGGCTCGTCAATAGCTACTTCCTGCAATACGTCAATCTCGTCGATCCGGCCTTTTCTAGCGGGCGGATGCAAGACGCGCTCGGACGCATTTATTTTCTTCAACGCATTGGCGCAGCGCCGACAGTCGTCCAGGCGCTTTGCACCGGCGCAGCAGGCGTCGTGATCCCTGTCGGAGCGCTCGCGCAAGATATCAATGGGAACCAGTATGTTTGCACTCAGGCAGGAACCATTCCGAGCGGCGGCAGCATCACGCTTTCCTTTGCGGCGGTCCTGTCAGGACCGACGGTCTGCAACGCTGGCGCATTATCGATCATTTACCAAGCGATTCCAGGATGGAACTCTATCACGAATGTCGCAGCTGGCGTGCTCGGCAACAACACAGAGACGTCCTCGGCTTTTGAAATTCGCCGTCAGCAATCGGTGGCGCAAAATGCACTCGGAACTTTAGGCGCGATTAAGGGAGCAGTGTTGAGCGTTCCAGGCGTGCTTGACGCTTACGTGGTCGACAACCCGAGCAATGTCGCCGTGACTACAGGCGGCGTTTCCATCTCAGCCAATTCTGTTTATGTCTGCGTCCTGGGCGGCGCAGCTTCGGCGATCGCTTATGCAATATGGACGCGCAAGCCTCCAGGCTGCGTCTATACTGGCAACACCTATGTGACTGTGCAAGACACCAGCGCTGGCTATGTTGCGCCTTATCCTTCATACTCCGTCGCGTTCCAAACGCCTAGCAATTTGCAGACGGCCATGAAGGTCGTAATCGCCGCGAGCCCGCAAGTTCCGGCGAACGCCGCTGCCCTGATCCAGAACGCCATCATCTCCGCTTACGCGGGCGGCGACGGACTTCCACGCGCCAAGATCGGGACGATCCTCTTCGCTTCGCGCTATTACACGACCGTCACAGCGCTCGGCTCTTGGGCGCAGATTGTTTCGCTTCAAGTCGGTTCGACCAACGCGCCGGGCGCTGTTGTCTATGGATCGATCGCTGCTTCAGTATTGACCGTGTCTTCGACCTCTTCCGGCGCTGTGGCTGCTGGTCAATTTCTCTTCGATGCTGGCGGCGCGATCGTCTCGGGAACGCAGATCATCAACCAGTTGACTGGAACAACGGGCGGCGTGGGGACGTACACCATCAGCAATTCGCAGAGCGTATCGAGCGAAACGATCACCTGCGTTGCGGCGAACTTGTTTGAAGTGAGCGTCAATATCAATCAGGTCCCCGTCATCTCTGCTGCCAATATTGCGGTCTCGACGCTATGACAGGTCCGGCCTATCCGCCTCCGCCCAGCCCAGGAAGCAATTCTGTCGGCACAGGCCAGATCGGCATCATGTCGATTGGGGACGTCGCATTCTTCAATGTCTGGACAACGATCCTCAGCGAATACGCAAATTCGCCGATCCTCACGTCGATCATCACGTCTTGGGACTCAGCGTTCGATCCAACGCCGACTTGGTCGAATTTTTATGATTCAATTTGGAACGTCAATACGGCGTTCGGATATGGGCTCGATCTTTGGGGCCGCATCGTCGGCGTTTCGCGCGCTCTCAACGTTCCTTCGACAAGCTACTTCGGCTTTCAGGAGTCCGGCCTCCTCGCCAATGGCTTCAACAATGGGACCTTCTATCAGGGCGTCAATCTGACGACTGTGTATTTAGTCCCTGACACGCCGTTCCGCTTCATGATCCTGGCGAAGGCGGCAGCGAACATTTCTAGCGACTCATCGCAATCAATCAATACGATCTTACGCACGCTCTTCCCAGGTCGCGGAAATGCTTATGTCCAAGATGGATACGCCTTCGGCGGCTATTTCGGATTTCAGGAGTCCGGAAACGCCTACACATTCGGCCAGGCTCAATTCAACAACGCTCCTGTGAGCACATTGTTCTTCGGTTTCCAAGAGGCCGGGAATGAGTATGGGTTCGGACAAGAGCCGTTTTCGTCCACATCGATCCCTGCTTTCGGATCTATGACGATGACTTACAACTTCAAGTTCAAATTGACGCCTGTCGAGCTGGCCATCGTCCAGCAGTCGGGCATCCTCCCGCGACCTGCGGGCGTTTCAACTTCAATCGTAACTCTCTAGGCAGGCGGAACCAAACCCATGCTCGCATCATCGATCCCCGCAAAATTCTCCATTCCGTGGGGCGCCAGCGCTGGCGTCGGCTATATCCGGACGATCCCGACAGCCTCCCAGATCGGCATTACGGCAGGCGCTGCGTCGCTCACGGACGGTTTTCCGCCCGTCACATTCTTGCCTGTGGGCGGCGGCGGCACGCCTCCGTTCGGTCAGGACTTCAACGGAATTCTCAATCAGCTGACGGCGACCGAACAATGGTATATGGCTGGCGGCCCCATCAAGTATGATTCTACATTCTCGACCGCCATCGGCGGCTATCCAAACGGGGCCTTAATCGCTTCCGCGACCACGGCGGGCCTTTACTGGCTTTCGACGGCAGACAACAACACGTCAAATCCCGACGCGAGCGGCGCGAACTGGTCGGCGATCTCACTCTCCAATCTCGCTTTCGCGCGCACGCGCATTCAGGCGAACACGACCTATTATGTCACGACGTCTGGCAACGACACGACAGGGACGGGCACGGTCGGAAATCCGTTCGCGACGCCGCAGGGCGCGTGGAATTATCTTTTCAACAATGTAGATTTGAACAGCTACATCGTCACGATTTCGATTGGCGCAGGCACGTTCGCCAACGTGACGTGCTCCGGAAAATTGACCGGCCAGCGCGACATCGGCACCAGCCCGATAATCTTTTCGGGCGCCGGCGCGGGCAGCACGACGCTCACCTCTTCCACCAACACCGCATACGTCATCTTCGGGGCGACGGCGCAATTCTCGAACATGACGCTGATCTCGACCGGCGCGTCCGCGTCCGCCATGACGGGACAATACGGCGGCATCGCCGAAATCGGCTCAGGCCTTTCGTTCGGAGCGACGACCAGCGCTCACATTTCCGCGCAATACGGCGGCATCGTCTCATTGGTGAACAGCTACACGATCGCAGGCAGTGCGACCTATCATTGGCTTGTCGCGGACGGCGGATTGATCCTTAGCGGAACAGCGATCACAGTCACCGTGAGCGGCACGCCGGCATTCACCACTTTTGCATACGGTCAGGAAACCGCGACGATCCGTTGCCCGAACATCACGTTCGCAGGCTCTGCGACCGGAACGCGCTATGTCTCGAATTTGAACTCCTTGATCCAAACAAACGGCGGCGGCGCGACGTATCTTCCGGGAAGCGTCTCCGGAACGACCGCGACGGGCGGCCTTTACGCTTAAAACGACCATTCGGGAAACCGCCATGAAGATGATTGCCCGCGCGCTGATCGCCTCTTGCTTGCTTTTGGGAGGGCATGCGCTCGCGCAGTCAAATCCTTCTTGGTATTACGGCTTTCAACCGACGCCTGCGCAATGGAACGCGATGTGGTCGTCCAAGCAGGACGTCCTCGGCAACGGAACAGCCCTCCCCATAACAAGCGGAGGAACTGGAGGCACGTCATTTGGGACAGGGCCTGTCCTCGCCAATGGCCTCGGGCCGTTCACGACTGGCGTCCCAACCGGCAACACGACAACCTATGCGACCGCGATAGGGACGCTGACCAACGGCCATTGCGTCCAGTTTGACAGCCACGGAAATTTGATCGACGCAGGCGGCGCATGTTCGATTGGCGGCGGCGGCGGAACGGTATCATCCTCCATCGCAGGGCAGATCGCCTATTATCTTTCTTCAGGAACGACCGTCGTCGGAGCGACAACCGGCGCAGGCGTGATCAGCGCGATGTCGAACGCTGTCAACGCGCCTTCCGGATTATTGGCGTTGAACGCCACCGGGCAAGCGACCATCGCTCCGTCGTCCGGAACGAGCCAAATCAATATGTATGGGAAAACGTCCAACGACGCCGCGCAGGTCAATTTTGGCTATGCAAGCACGCAACGTTGGGCTTTAGGCGGCGAGTTCGGCGGGCCAAATCCGAACGACTTTTATCTTTATGATCTTATTGCTGGCGCCTATGCGATTCAAGTAACACCGACCACAGAGAGCGTGGTTTTAGATTCGACGACGCCCTCGACATCGACCGGCACTGGTGCATTGACCGTTCACGGCGGCATCGGCGCGCTCGGCGCGATTTATGGCGCCAGCTTCAACGGCTCCGGATCAGGGCTCACCGGCGTTCCTGTCGCGAGCCTGACCGGCCTTGGCGCGAACGTCGGCACGGCGCTGACGACGGCGGCCAACGCGGCGGGCGGCATCCCCTTGGCGGCGGGCGGCTACACGGTCGGCCATTGTTTGCAATGGGGATCTGGCGGCGTCACCGACGCAGGTGGCGCTTGCGGAACGGGCAGCGGCAGCGGCACAGTCTCTTCCGGAACGAGCGGACAGCTCGCCTATTACACCGGAACCGGAACCGTCGTCGGCGGGACCACGACCGGAACGGGCGTTTTGACAGCGCTAAGCAACAACACCGGATCGGCGGGCTCTTTCCTCGTCAATGGCGGCGCTCTCGGCACGCCGTCGAGCGGAACTCTTACAAACGCAACTGGCCTCCCGATCTCCGGAATCTCTGGCTTGGGCTCTGGCGTCGCAACAGCGCTCGGCAACACAGCGGGAGCTGCGGGCGGCTTCGCAACGTATTCTTCGCTCGGCTCTGGGGCATTTGCGTCGGCATATTCTCTCCCCGCCGCGACGAGTTCGACGTTGGGCGGCGTGAAGCCTGATGGGACGACGATCACCAATTCAAGCGGCGCAATCTCCGTCACTTATGGCGCTTCTTCGAATACAGCCGCCCAAGGCAATGACGCGCGCATCGTTGGCGCAGTCCAGAACGGCGGCGCGCTCGGAACTCCTTCGAGCGGCACATTGACCAATGTCTCTGGCTTGCCGATTTCAACGGGCGTGTCCGGCTTAGGGTCTGGAGTAGCCAACGCTTTGGGCTTCGCGCTCAACAACAACAACGGCGTCGTGGGTTACTCAGGCGCACTCGGGACGCCTTCGAGCGGCAACCTAGCGAACACGACAGGCTACGCCGTCAGCAACCTTTCGGGCGCAGGCTCGGGTGTCTTGGCGGCGTTAGGCGTTTCAGTTTCAGGCTCCGGCAACATCGTCTTGACGAGCGCCTTATCAGCAGTGCTCCCGTCCGCCACGACTTCGCAGATTTACGGTGGTTCCGGTTCGGCGGGCGTCGCGTCGGTCATCAGCTCTCTCCCGGCGACGTTCTCGACATTCACCCAGACCGGAACCGGCGCAGTCGCGACGAACCTGGGGCAGATGCAGAGCGTGCGTCCGCTCTATGCGACGGACTTCATGACGTCCTCGCAGATCGCCGACGGCTTGAGCCGGACGGACTCAATTGACGTCTCTGCGGCGATCAACTCCTGCATCGTCGCAGGCATTTCACAGGGCCGAAGCTGCTATCTCGCCTCGGGGACGTGGAAGGCGTCCGGCGCGCAGATCGTCGTCGACCAGAACCCAAATCTCTACAACGGAATTATGCTCTGGGGAGACACAGCGGGAACGATCCTCGACATGCAGGCGAACTCCGCCAACCCGCCGATCTTGTATGAAGGATCGTCGGGCACGCCCGGCTCGCCCGTTTCCGTCGTCTACGGCGGCATGGCCGGAATGCACATTTTGTGCAACGTCGCGGGACCTTGCATTCAAGACGGTCGTCCGAATTTCGGCGACTATATGAACCAACAGCTTTTCTTCAACGTAGTCGTCCAGAACTTCAACACCGGCTCGTCGTCGATCTGCTTTCAGTTTAACGCCGTTTATTCGCCCGCTGGCCTTCACCTCAATTGCTCCTCGGGCGCTGGCACGCAAGGCGGGAACAACCTCTTTCAATTCCGCAAAGTCGCCTTCGGCAATTGGCAGCTTGGCGGGTCGAACGGGCAGGTCTTCCTCGGCTTTTCGACCGATTACAATTACGGCAACGTTTTTAACGCGACCGACTGCGAAGTCGTCCAGAACTGCATCACGGCCTCGTCCGGCACGATCATCAACAATACATTCATCGGCGGCACATGGTCGTGGAATTGGGGATCGAACGGCCAGAACGCTATCAGCATGTCTGTTGGTTCGGACAATTACTTCATCAACCCGAACCAAAACGCGAGCGCTGGAACGGGATCAGCCGGGCCGTTTCTCGCGTCCGTCAGCGCGGGGCATGCCTATATGGGCGGCTTAGGTGCCTATCTGCAAACGACACCTGGCAATCCTTCACCGACCACCAGCACAAGTGGCGTCATGATGGGCCTGGGTGCAACATGCACATTCACGCCGAAGACAACAGGACGAATGCTTCTGTTTTTGAATGGTAATTTCTACAATTCGACGGCGAATTTCTCAACGGCGCAAGCATATTATGGTTCAGGAGCGGCACCGTCCAACGGCGCTGCACCCACCGGAACCGGCTTCGGCACGGTCTCTGCGGAGCAAGGGACAAACGAGGTTCCATTTTCAAACGGTGGCGTCGTCACTGGACTTTCAAACGGCGTCACGTATTGGGTCGACGAACGGCTGACCGCGACGGGAGGGACGGCGACGCTGAACAACTTCAATTGCTCTGCGATCGAGTTTTGACCATGCGCGGAGTCTCCATCGCCCTTCTTGCGCTGCTCGCGTCGCCCGCCGCCGCGCACGACTTTTGGGCGGATGGCGAGCCGGTGCCAGATTGGGTCAAGGCGGATTGCTGCGGCAAGGCCGACGCTCACCATCTGCAAGCGGAGCATGTCCATGTTACGGCGCTCGGCTATGTGATCGACGGCTATCCGAAGCCGGTTCCATTCAGCGAAACGTCACCGAGCCAGGACGGAGAATATTGGGCGTTCTTTGCGGTCCGGTCGGACGGGAGCTATACGCAGATTTATTGTTTCTTCGCCCCTTCGGAGTCGTTTTGATGCGCACGATCCTTTTGATGATCGCCATGCTGACGGTCGCCGGATGCAGCGGCCTTGGCGATTTCGGCCACAACGGCGGCTCAGCCTATTGGGGCGGCGTCAGTCAGGTTGTCGGGAAGCAAGCGCCTTGAGCGGCCCGGCGCTCTCATTTGTGATCCACGCCCTGACCGGCGCTCTGCTCCTTCTTTTCGGGCAAGCGACGATGCTGGCCTACTATTCCCTCCTGGCGGCCCCTACGACTGCGGCAAACGGCCCGCCTGCGCCTGTTCTCCCGTCCTGGGTGCCTTTGCCTATCCCGACGCCTTCGCCCGTCCTGGCGCATCCTACGCAACCGCCGCGTCCGATCCCGTCGATGATCTGCGGAAGCGGGGTCAATGGGGAATGCCCAAAATGACAGACGAACAGATCGAACGCATGGTCGACCGCTTTCTCGCTTGGCCGCTGCCTGAAAACTTCTCGCCCGATGGCGGGATTTCGTTTGAGCGGTTCGGGAACAAGGGGACCGAGCATCAATACGAGCGGTTTCCCACCGGGACCAATCTTCTCGACGCGACTCAAGCGGAATCCATGATCAGGCATCTGATCAAGGGCCTTCCGCAATGAAAGTCTCCCTCCCCGGCCTTCAAGCGATCATGCACCGCGAGGGCTTCGAGACGGTCGGCTATCTCGACACGCGCGGCATCCCGACGAACGGCGTCGGCCATGCGGCGACGGGCGGCCCTCCCGCCGTGTGGGTCGGACAGGGCTGGACGGTCGATCAAGTGTTGGCCGTTCTCGCGCTCGACATCGCCAAGAGTGAAGCGAACGTCCAGAGCGTCATCAAACGCCCCATGACGCAAAATCAGTTCGACGCCTTCTGCTCGGTCGACTTCAACATCGGCGATGGCGGGTTCGACGGATCGAGCATGGTTCACTTTTTCAACGCGGGCGACGTCCAGGCTTGCGCGGATGCGTTTTTGATGTGGGAGAAGCCGCCAGTGCTTAAAAGCAGGCGCGAAGGCGAGCGCGCGCAATTCTTGCGCCCCGACGATCCGAGCCAGCCGGCGCCTGTCTCTGCCCCGCCTAGCGCCCCTTTGATGTCGATCCAGGAAATTCAGGCCGCGCTTAACACTCACGGCGCCAAGATCGACGTCGACGGCGATCTCGGGCCGCAGACGATCGCCGCGATCAAGGCGTTCCAGGCGGCGCACGGCTTGGTCGCGGACGGCATCGCGGGGCGCGCGACGCAGGCGGCTTTGAGAGGGTGATGCACGAGGGCAGGATTGCCTGTCTGATCCTTTTCAGGATCAAAAAGTTACCTGCAAATGTCGTTTACCCACGACGACAAAGGCTTCGGCTCTGTCAAGAAACGTTTTACCGTAACAACAGATCATGGCTCTATTACCGCCTTGCGCCTGCGTGTCTTACCACGCCGCCTCGCGTCGCTTTTATATCTCAGCCCACGCTGAAAGAAAACTACCATTCGGCGACGCTGGCTCGCCGAACCGAATTCCCCCGCCAGCATTCGGAGCGCACCATGGACCCCAAAACTCTTAGCCTGCTGACTACGATAGTCGGCTACGCGGCGACCGCCGTCGCGACCTATGCCGCCAACAAGGGCGTCATTCCCGGCGGCGATCAAACCGCCTTGGCGAACCAAATAACACTGCTCGTCAGCGGCGGCGTCGCAGCGGCCATCGGCTTTTACAAGCTCCAGCAGCACACGCCGACCGCTCAGATCGCCGCTGTCAACGCCGCTGACAACGGCGTCAAGGTCGTCGCTGAATCTGCTCCCGCGCCGCAGGTCAACGCGCCGCTCAAGTAATCGCCGCTTCTCGAAACGGCGCGCCCTTCACCTCGCCCGTTCTTGAAGTTGCCGGCGAGCGGTCGCCTCCCCGCTCGCCGGTCAACCCCATTCAAAGGAACAATCTCATGCTCAAAATCATCACGACAGGCGTTCTCGCGCTCGGGCTTTTATCGGGCTGCGCCCAACTCGGCGCAATCGGAACCGTCACCAGCACCACCGTCACGCCGACTGAAATCAGCGTCGCCGGCAACGCCTTCGTCGCCGCTGAAAGCCTCGCGACGGCATACAACAATCAGGCAAAATGTTCGGCGACGAACAAGCCGCCGCTTTGCCGCGACCCGGCGATCACCGCGAAGCTCATTCCTCTGATCGCGGCAGGTAACAGCGAATTGAACGCGCTGATCTCCTACTCGACCGCCAACGGCGGCGCTCCCGCGCCCGTCTCGATGCTGAATGTTCTGGAGGCGACGATCGCGTCGGTCCAGAGCGTCGTCCCTGCGAAATAAGGAATCGCCCGCATGTCCCCGATCATCACCGTAATTCTCGACTTGCTCATGTCGTTGCTGCCGACAATCGAATCCATGGCGCCGGCGGCCATCGACAACGTCCTCGCGCAGATCGCCAAGGCGGTCCCGCTTCTCGAAGGCGCGGCTCCAGCCGTCGTCTCGGCCATTCAGGCGATCATCAACGCCTTGAGCAACAATCCGAACAAGACAGCGGATCAATTCTCGGCGCTCCAGTCGCTTTCCGCGACTGCCGCCGCCGCGTGGAACGCTAGCGTCAGCGCTTCGCAAGTAGAGGACGCCGCGCCTTCCGTTTAAATTAAAAGCCGCCAACTCAAAGCGGCGAGAAAGGAATAGCGCCGTGAGCGACGACTATCTCGTTTGGATCAAAATCTGTCTGCTCACGGTCGCCATGGCGATCATCAACCTAGGGGCTTCAATCGAGCCCGACAAAGCCATTTGGGCGATGGCGTTCGGCGGATCATTGGGCGGCGTGGCGATCGGAATCGACCGCGCCGCCGTCACGATGATCGTCCATTGGTTTCTCGGCATGATGGTCGGCGTCACGGCGGCGCCATACATCAATTCGTCCATAGGTTTCCCAAAGCCGATGTCCGCGCTCGTCGCGGCGATCTTGGGGACGAAAATTATCCTCACGGTCTGGAAACGGATCGACACTGAAGGCGTTAGTTGGCTTGTTCCTTGGAGCAAAAAGCCATGACCCTTTCCGACTCATTTGTCTGGTGGATGACGCAGCGTCTTTCAGCTGACGATTGGGCATGGATCGAGATGGTCCTCGGAGCCTATGTGTTCGCCGCCGTCGGATGGCAGCGCTTCAACTATTGGCTCTACAAGGACGATGGAACAGCGCTCAAGCGCTGGGCCCAATTAGGCGTCGTCGTCAAGGGGAGCGCCGCCGCCTTCGTCTTCTTCGACTCCTTCTCCGCGGATGCGAAGCCGAAGCCGTTCGTGATCATCCTTCTCCTCGGAATAGCCATCGAGCAAACGGCGTCGTTCTTCGCGCAGCGGCGCATTGATTGCGCGCGCTCCGAAGGGAAGATAACAGGGAAAATTTGATTTACTAATTGAGGGGAAAAAGCGTATTCTTTTCCTGCGGAAAGATCCTATAGTAGGATCTGCACGCCGGTAAACAGGTCCCTGCCTTTTTATCGCCTAGACTCACTGCCCTTAGACCAAGACTTCAACAGCCCCGCCGTCAAGCGGGGCTATTTTTTTGCAGTTTTTTTAGGCTTGATGCTCGCCTAACAACGCGCGTAGTTGATCGCCGGCGAGAAGATTGAACTTCGCATTGAAATCCTCGATCCGCTTCGTCCCGATAGCGCTGGCCGCTTCGACCGTCGCTGCCGCTGAAGAAACCTGCTCATTCGTGAGAGAAAAGGTCTTGCTCTTCGCGGCGGAGATCGCTAAAGCAATCTTCTGGTTGAGTTGTTCGAGCGCAGCGGATGAGTCCTTCTTCCGTTGCGCTTCGACAGCTTCGAGCGCTTCTGCGCGCTTGATATTGATGTTCGAAACGGCGAGGGTGTATTCCCTCACCGCCTCCGAGATCGCCTCGCCAGAGGTGTCTTGCGCTTCGTTGAGGGCTTGGGCCGCCAACTTGTGGGCGTTTCCGAGTTCATCGGAAAGGCTGACGAAGATATCCTTCATTTCATTTGCTCCTTCAACACTCGCATCTGGACGTCCCGCATAGGGACGTATTTCGTTCGCCAGGCTTCTTTTTGAGCTTTCAGCTCTTTGACGGCGGCCTCGGCTTCTTTTTCCGTCCCCCACGCCAACGAACGGACGACCATCCATTCGCCGGCGACGAATTTTTCTAGGACTGCAGTGTTCATTGCTTTATCTCCTCAGTAGGGATCGTAGTCCAACATCCGCCACAAGATCCTGATTTCCAGGACGACATCTCGGAGCGCCAAGGCGGCCAGCGCTCCGATCGAGAGGAAGAAAAAATCTTCCATTAAAAGGTCCCGTCCCAAACGAAAAGGATGGATATAACGCGGGTAGAATATCCCCCGAACACGACGCCGACGACTCCGACGACGCCGTCTGCTTCCATTTGAGCATGAAAATTCGGGAGGTAGCGGAGGCTTAAGAATATAGCGTTCATTTCCAGCACTCCGAAGCCCACGCGAGATAGAAGCCGACCAGGCCTCCGACGATCGACGAAAGGCTCCCGACCACGATGACGAAGATCAATTTTTCAAACTTCGTGAGCGGGAGGTCGAGGTCGTCGTCATGCTGGCTCATAAGTTTCTCCAGAAATAGAGGAGGCGGGGAGCGGCATAACGGGCGTCAGCCCGATTGAGCGTTTTGCGGAGCTCCCTATAAATACGCTGAAGCTTAGACATTTCGATTTCTCCGTAAGAAGGAAACCCCGGGCCGAAGCCCGGGGGATCGTGGATTAGAATGAGAAGTCGTAGTATTTGTCGCGTTCGCCGAAGCGGACACCCTCTCCGTCAGACCGGCCGTTCACCCGCCAGAAACCCTTGTACTTGCCGCGGGCGACGCGCTTGAAGATCCAACGGCATCCTTGAGAATTGGGGGAATACTCATACTCTTGCGAGTCGGACATCCCGTTCTTATCTGTCCGAACGTCTTTGTCTTCTTGGACTTCGATCGCCTTTTCGCTGACCGAAATGACTGTCCCCGCCGTCCGATCCGTCCAATGGAGGATCGTCGCGCCGTCGCCGACCTTGGGAAGTTCAGAATTTTTGTTGCCGGACATGATCAAATTGACGAACGAACCGGTTTGCATTTTAAGGCCTCCTCTTTAGGCGTATTTTTTTTATCATAGCCATAAAAAGGAAGTAAACCCCCTATTTTGCGCCCGGCGGCGGAAGCCGCAGGAGATCTTCCCGGAGGGCTTTCCATTCTTGGTATATGAACCAAATAAAAAGACCTAATCCGCGGATGAATTCCGCCGACCACCACACAGCGAAGAACAATGCAGCTGCGCCGGCCCAAAAAGCGAATTGGGCTATCGCGAAAGCGAGCTTGAAAAGGCTCACGACAAACATCGCGACGCAAAACGTCGACTCAGCTAAAAGGAAACCCATCACGAGGAAGAAAACAGACATCACGTTTTTCCAGGATTGAGCGGCGAGGCGGCGAGCCCCGCAAGCCAAACATCGTCGCTGTCGGCATATCGGATGCAGAAAATTGCTTCTCTCATATCCGGCGTCACCGTCTGCAAGGTGCGGTAGACATGGGCGAGGATGGCTCCCGCCATTTCATCGGGGCTATCGTCGCAAACTGCCGATTGATCGTGGTCCAAAGCGTGAAGAATTATCTGAGCACACTCTTCACGCAGCGCGTCGTATTCAGGTCTGTTTGTCATTGGCGGATTCCAGGAAGTAGACGGAAGCAAGTCCGGCTTGGGTTTGTCGCATGAATGATTTGCGATCCACTCGGCCTTGGCGGGAAAGTTTTAAAAGATAGTCCTTGGTGGACCTCAGCGCACCCACGCCATGCTCGACCCACACTTCGTGCGCTGTCATTCCGCGTCCGCCATCGGACGCGAGAACGGTCAAGATTTCTTGCTCGATTCTCACGTCTCATTCCTTGTCATTGGGGGTCTCCAAAAACTTTATCCCAACAATCCGTCGCATATTGACCGCTGCCAACGAATGCCCACAGAAACAGTAACCATGTAGTATCCTGTGGCAAAGGCCGATCATCGCAATAAAACATCCAAGCGCGAAGGACGATGAGCGCGAAGCCCCCGGTCGTTAAAACTGCCCAAGCGATGCGTAAGGCTTTCATGTCTCACTCCTTTGGCGGTGGGGGAAGGGGGCGGGCAGGAGGCGATTTTGATCTGGCCCAAAACTGCACCCCGACAAGCCTCCCGTCGAACGCGCGCAGTTTATCAATGTAATGATGGACGCCGGGGAACAGCGGCTTTGCGACGATAGGGCAATCCTCGGTCTGGAATGATATGACCCCGATTTCGTCATTGACCAGCAACGTCGGCTCCGCTTCATGGGCGCGGAGTGCGGCGAGGATGTCGATGAAATGACTTTGAACAAGGCCTATGATAGCTTTCTCAGCATCGCTGCGTGTCAACTTCAATGCAACCTCAAACCTATCGCTAAGCTTTTTCATGGTCGGGCTCCTTCACATTCACGCGCCCTCTGAAGATCGTCACCGCTCCTGCGAGAGCAAGCGCCACCCATGTCGAACGCTGAAATTTATCCTTAGGGTCATCATCGCCGGGATCGTCACCCGCGCGAAGCACTTCCCCGCCAGCGAGGACGCACCCGTTTTTGAGCATGACGCCGGTGCCTCCGTGTTGCACAAGCTTGGTGAGCGCCAACGATTGCGCCTTAGTCAGCTTCTTCATGCCTATCACCCAATTTCGTCAGGGGCGACGCTTGCCCATCGTGCCGCAGCTTTGTTTTGTTCAGACACAGGATCATGCTTCCCTTCCGCGCTCACAATCGCCTCGCATTCGCGGAGGGCTTCGAGGCGCCATACACGACCGGCCAGCCGCTTTTTCCTTTGCGTTGCCTGCGCCTCCACAATCAGCGCCTTGATTTAGGCGAGGGATGATTTGTCAGTCATCGTCGCCGTCCTCGCGTGTAAGGTCCAACGCCTCTTTTTGGGCAAACTGGCGTTCTTCTAGAAGCGCGATAATGAGCAAAAGCGATTTGCCTGGTTCGCTCGAAATCGACAACCGGCTAACCATGTCGTGCAAGACTGAAAGCGCGATATCTGTCTCTTTGGCGATAGTTTTCAGTGTCTCTCGTTTCATCCCTCATCCCTCCCCTAGCGCAACGCGGGCGCG